AATTAGTAATTAGAAATGCAACGTCAAATATTACAGGCGGTGTATTGACTAATTTAGGGAACGGTGTAACTGCATTTGTTTTAGGTGGTGGTAGTGCAAGGGTTGTAGATACGATATATAAAAACAGCGCAAAAGATAGTATTGTGTTTACTATATCAGGTATTCGTTATGCGGTTAAAGATAGTATAGGCGTTACAGATTTAACATCATACGCATTACAAAGCTCATTGAATGATACGGCAAGTACATTAAGGCGTATTCGTAAAGTAGATAGTTCGTATTTATTTAAGAACGCAACGAGAGATAGTATTTGTATGGTTACTGTTATTAATGGTTCTACTTATCGAACTTGTGCTTTTGATAGTTCAATCGTAAATACAGACTCACAGTCTTTACAATTATTCTTTACAGACTCAATACGTTTAGGAATTACACGTGGTAACTCTATTAAGTTTGCTTATGCCGTTGATAGTGTCGGATTAAATGCAGGTGGTGACTCTATTGTGGTAATAAAAGCAGGATTAAGATTATCTTATAAAATCGGTAGTAGTGGCGGCGGTGCTTCTTTAAGCGGACTTACAGCAGCAACAGCAACAAATAATATTCAAAATACGAATTATAAACAGCGATGGAATTGGAATACATTAGCAGGTGACACAGCAATGGTTATAAGTTCAAATTCAACAGGTGCAGCAAGTAATTTGCAGAACCTTTTAACTGTATGGCAGTCAGGAGCTAATTCTACACCTTCACAAACAACATATGCTGCACGTTTTATAAATAATAAAGAAGGTTCTACAAATATTGGCGCATATTTTCAAGCACTAAATGCAACTACAAATTACGCAATTGATGTATTAGGTGATATGCGAATGAATACGAATAGTTGTATTCGTATGGGTGCAGGGGCGCAAATTTTTCAAACAGGAGGAAGTGGAATTAACTTTAACAGCACTACTCATGGCATAAGATACAATGGTACAGGATTCTTAGAATATTACGGTGGTTCAACACCGCATATTTTCACCACTTCAGATGTTAGAAGTTTTGTAATTGGTGCAACGACATCAACAAACTACTTTTCAATAGTTAAGCCAACAAGTACAAGCAATTCAATCGTATTTAATGGTGATTTTAACGTAAGTTATTATCGTGGAGAAAAAACATTTTCAAACGTAATAAATTCGGCAAGTGGTATTCTAAAGTTCGCATCAAACAATAATAACAGTGGTGGTTTCGCAGCATTCACTCCTAACTATGTATTATCTGTAAAACCTACCAATGCGATTAACCTATCTCCAATAAAGGCAACGGAAGCGAGTGCAATAACACCCGCTGAAGGCGATTTGCTTTTTGTTTCTACGACAGATGCCACATTTACTTCAATCGGTTTTTGGGGGTATCAACATGGTGCATGGACTAAACTGTAAAAACCTATTTATGAAGAAAACAATTTTAATATCATTATTATTTTGCGCTATAATTTCTTTAGCGTGCGTATGCGGTGGCGGTGCGCCACAAACTAACAATTCACCAGTAAGTGCAGATACCTTAAGAAAAGTAAATTTTACTGAAGGTGACACTATATACAGTTATGGTGACTCATTCACACAAGGCTTTAACGCTACACCGCAAACAACAAACGGTTATATCTATTTGTTGGGTGATTATTTAGATTGTGATATAGTGCAAAAAGCGGTTGGCGGAACTTACAGCTATCAAGCATGGACAGCTTTAAAAAATGATAAGTTAGCAGGTGTAAATAAACAAGTTGTTTTCATGACAGGTGTTAACGATTACAGAGCAACTTCTGCAACAACATTTCAAATCCAAACTTTAAAATATATCGGTTATATAAAAAGTGCAATTACTTTGCAGTTCCTAAAATCATGGATTCCTGCAACTTCAGCGAGTGTAACGCTTTCAGGAACGTGGGATTCTACCACGTATGCAGGTAGCGGATTGCATTCTAAATTTTTATACAGCACATCAAATAACGCAACTGCTACATACACATTTACTGATTCAACTTTAGTTATTGGTACGTTTGGCGGTACTAATGGAAGTTTCGATGTGACAATTGACGGTGTTTGGAAAGGTCGTTATTTCTTTAGTGGTTTTAGTGATGGAAATACCACACAGACTTTAATTTACAGAGGTCTTACTAATGCGAGCCATACGGTAGTGGTTAAGAAAATAGGTACTACAATCAGCGAGTTAGACTATTTCGGACATTTAAAAGATGCATCGGTATGTAAGCCTATTGTTATTGGTGAACTTCCGAATTGGAATAAAGCAGATTACGCAGCAACGGTAGGTACAAATTATTTTCCTTTCGTTAATAATCAGATATGCAGTGCAACGTCAGATTTTTACGGTTATCCTGTTGCTGTTGCACCTGTAAATGCATATTTAAATCCTGAAACGGATATTGACACAGACAATGTGCATCCTACAAATGCAGGACACGTAAAGATATTTAACGCTTTTAAATCAGTAATAAATTAATGACAACAACGTTAATCATATTATCAGTTGTATTTTCTATTCTTAGCGGAATAAGTAAAGCTGTAATGGATTTAAGTGAGGAGTCTAAAATTAAAGGCAATCCTTTGTTTTGGCATAAGAATAAATCATGGCAAAATAAATGGAAGAACGGTGATAAATCACAAGGCGAGAAGTTTTTCGGTTCATCACGTTGGTTTGTGGCACAAACCGATGCATGGCATTTGTTCGGATTATTATTTCGCTCGTTTTATGCAAAGGCATACATATGTGTCGGGATGCTGATTTCAATCAATATTTGGTACTCGTTTGGTGCGTTGGTTGTGTACATCATCTTCGCTACAACATTTCATATTTTTCATTCATACAAAATACTAATAAAATGAGCATTTCAAAAAACAAGAAAATAGCATGGGCTGTATTCTTTGCACTTATAGCAATAGCAGCAACAATTTCAGTAATCATTTTAAATTAAGAAACATGACACCATTAATAATTTTAATATCAATATTTTCTTTTGTGGCATGTACTGAAACACGCAACAATAACATAAAAAATCTAACTTTTACAAAAGACGATTATATCACTTTAGGAGAGTTAGAAATGCTAACAGAAAAACAAAATTTTAAACCATAAATTAAGAAACATGACACCTTTAACAATTTTAATTTCAGGATTCGTTGGTCTTATAACCTTTAAGTTAGCCAACTATTCAGCAAGTGGTAAACATGCAGAATATTCACCTAAGAAATTTGACTTTAGATATTGGATTTCAGATAGAGGTAACTGGAATGATATGCTATTTGGATTAATTGTATTCGGTGTAATAGCACGTTACAAAGAGCAAATATTTACAGCATTTTCAGGTAATTTTATTATAGATTTCTTTGCACCTTATAAAGATACCGAGTTCTTTTATTTCGGATTAGGATTTACAATGACATTTATACTAATGCTAATCAGAATGCTAATTGATAAAATTAAGTCAACTATAAAGCTATTGAAAAAGAATAAATAACTCGTCATTCCCGCAGAAACATAACAACCCGTTAAATCTAAAGGACAAAAAAATGGAAAACACTTTTACAATGGAACAAGAATTTCACGAATTGAAAAATAAAGTTGATGAAATACATAGAATCTTGCTCGGTAACGAACACGAGCAAGAAGTTGGTATTCATTCACGAGTAAAAATAATTGAAGTCGAAATTAAGGCATTACAAGAATGGAAACAACGAATAACATACTTTGCTTACGGAATGGCAATACCAGCTTCTTACGGTGTATTTGACGTTATAAAGTCGCTATTGCAAGTTATAGGAAAATAGCTATTTAATCCAATAAATCATAGACGCCTTATCCCTAACTTCATAGTTTACTTTTCCGTCTTGTCTTAATTGACGTAACTCACGTAAAAGAGTGTCAGGATAAAACCATTCAAATTTAGTTTCTTTTTGAACGAATTTGATAAGTTGCGGTGACGTAAAGTTTTTACAACCTTTTTTCTGTTTAAAGAACTTCAGTATAGCTTTTCTGAATTGTTCTGCTCTTTTTGACTTCATGGTGTTTGTTTTATTGTGTTATTAATTATTTCATCACAACATTTAATGAAGGATTTTTACCACAAAATTCAGGGCTTATAAAATAACCATCATCTTTTAATATTTTTTGTAATTTATTTACAATTTTTTCTGCATCTTCACAACAAGTTATTTTCGTTCCGCCTTTTTCTGGACTTATCCAAAATTCTATTCTAATGTCTGTAATTTCCATTTTGTTTTAATTTAAAAAGTTTAGTTAAAAATCATTTATACTTATTTATTATTTTTGACCGTTCCTTTAATTCTTCAAATGTATTGCATTTAGGAACGCTTATTGTTACTGTTTCGGAGTGTATGCGGAGTTTAATTAAATCGTGCATTTTCCATCTCTGATTTTAAATAGCTAATCTTTGTTCTAATAGCATCTATTGTATGGCTTATATTGCTTGAATACCTTACACATTTTTCGTAAATGTAGTGATAGTCTGCACACATAGAATCCGCTCTCATTTTCTTTATAGACGGTGCTATATCATCTTTTTTAAGCAGTTTTGCCTGTCTGTCAAGTTCGGCATTGATTGCCTGTAAAAGATGATATTTTGCACTCGCCTGTGTTTCTGTTGCTGTAGATTGTAAAGATACTACTTCACTTAGATAATCTAAAGTTTTAGCAACATCTAAAGAATTAAACGCTTCAATGGTGTTTGCCATTAGAACTAAGTTTTCTTGTATTTGTTCTGTTGTTAGCATATCTTAAAATGGCAATCCTAAATCGTCATCAACTTCATTACTATTATGGCTTTCGTGTTCCTGACCGCCTGTAACTGATAACTTATATTCATCTGAATTTACCATTTTATTTTTAAGATAGTCAGGTAATTGACCGAACTTAGTAGCATCAAAGTTTTCATAAGTCCAAATAAAAGACTCGTTAATCTGTGGTGGACAAGTTAAGCCTTTAGGTAGTGTTGAAACGCTACCAATTTCAGCATAAGTCTTTGAACCGTCTTTGCTTTTTTTGTGCGTAATATTAAGCATACATGGTGCGCCTACTAATTTTTCAATATCAAACGCTTTTGCTTCGTCTTCAGTAAAGTCTTTGCCTCTCCAATTTTTCAGGAAGTTTCTTAAAGTTGCTTTTTCATGCAAAGACAAAGTAAATTCTTTGCTGATAACGTGAGGTTGTTCACCGTTTTCTTCTTTGAATACTTTCAATTCAGTAGGTAGTTCCCATGTAATGCGTACTTTGTTTAGTTTCTTTACAGTTCCTAAAATGTTTTCTTCAATAGTTCCTAAGTGAATCATTGAGTAACATCTTGCAGGATAGCTACCTGAAGGAATTGGTTCATACGATGTGCCACCGTTGCTTGTTGCGATAATTGCCATAATTTTGTTTTTATTTATTTAGATAATGTGATTTCAATTGATGTTGTACTTTTTTTAATTGCAGGTCTAATAATTTCACCTGTTTCTTCATCTACAAAAGATTTACCATTTTTGCTTGCAGATTTCATTTGTTCCTCAATAACTTTTTGTTTATCTCTTAATGGCTTTATTTGGTTTTCTAATTCAATCCATTGCTCATTATTTGAATAATCGTATTTAGTGCCTTTTTCAGCTACTTTTAGCTTTGCACCGTATAAAGTTGTGCCGTTACCGATTGCCTTTATTAAATCGTCCTGTATTAAAGCCATAGACGCATCTAAGCACTCTTTAATAAACTTTAATCTGATAGCAAATTCAATCGGGTCTGCATTGCCTTGTTTTACGGTTTCGGCTAATTGTTTGCTAACAACTTCTATGTTAGCCTTTGACGGTGTAAGCTCACCGAGTTCTTTGATTGTGATTATTTCCATAGTGATTTTCTTTTAACAAAGATACAAAATAATTCCTTACTGTGTATCAAAAATGTTATTTAATGCGTAATTTAGAATGAGTCTAAATAGTGTTATTTATATGGATTGCCATGCTTTAAATTTAACTTATTGCATGTTTCATTTATTACATTTTCAAGTTCTGCATATACGCTATCAAAAGACATTTCAGACGCTTCGTGAATATCAGCACCAGCCATGTGTTTTATGCATTCTCGCATTTCAATGCCTGTTGAATTGTGTAGCTTCACCGCATTGAGCCTGAATGTCTGTTGTAATAGGCTCTGTCTTTGTTTTGTCATGGTTGAATTTTATTATTAAGTCTTCAATCTTGTTTCGCACTCCGACAAATGTATTATCATTTACATCTGTTAATGCCTTGTATTGATTAACTCCATATATTACCGTTGAATGGTCTTTTTTAAACAGTTCTCCTATTCGCATCCATTGCATACCCTTATTATAAAGATGGTTCATTACTGTAAACCTTGCAAAAGTATATACGTGCTTGCGTTTGCTTTTAGTAATGTCTATATTTTGCGACTTATTGATGTAGTCAATTAATTCAGAGCCATAAATAAAGTTCATTTCTTTAGTCATTGCTATTGACGTTTCACGTCTAAAAAGAAGCTCGACATCTATTTTTCTTTTTAATTGCAGTAGTTCTGTGTAGGTGTATTGTGATATATCCATTTTATTTTAGTGATTTTTCGTGATTTATAAAGTCTAATAAAAGTTGCTTTCTGAATGTTATAGATTTGTGTAATTGTCTGTATTTATCAAATTCACCAGATGAACGATTTATAATTATAAATTCAAATGGTAGTATATTTTTACAAAGGTTAGACAAGTTCCATTTTATCAATCTTAAAACGTGCTTAGTTCTATTTTTAGTCACGCCATGATTACCAAATACATTCCAATATAATGCAGTTAAAATACTACCATGTGGTACACTTGTTTTTCTCCAATAACAGAATTTAGTAGTTCCGTATATTATGCCTTTAATGTAGTTATTCATATTCTAATCTAAAAAATGTGAGCAAATAAAAGCCAAAACAAGAATAATAAACATTGCTAATAAAAAGAATTTAGCGTCTATTGTTTTAATAGGCTTTTCTGTGTTATCGGGTAAGTCGTGGAAATTTGTCATAATGTGTATTTAGTTCTGATTGTAATACTTTTACTTTTGTATTTCTTTTTAGCTTTGTTAAGTGCCGATTGAAATGTTCTACCTTGCAACTCACCTAATCGTGTGTTAAATAGATATGCTATGTATGTTGTCATTGTGATTTGTTTTGTGATTAAAAAAAGTAGAAGCTTTCCGTTATGTAATTTAATATCCTAACTTATGTTTTAGGCTTCCGTAAATGCAAAGTAATTGGTAAAATCTTCCTGCCGATATAGATAGCCACGAGTATTACTTTGCATTAATATTTAAAGAACTAAAAAAGCGGGTCGGGAAAAATGAAACCCTAACTTAGAAACTCCCGACCCTAACAACCCTAATCTATTACTTTTGGACAGTCCATTTTATAAATTACTTCCATTTCTGTAACTATATCTTTAACTAATTTACTAACTTTTGTGTTTTCATTTAGTTCGATTACCTGAATGTATGGTATATCTTGATTCAAATCATTTTCAAACTTAGCACGTTTATAATTCTCGGTAACTGTCAACCTTACATCAAATCCAAACAGCGTTTTATAGGCGTTTATTTGAAAGTTCTTTTCATCTTCTATCTCACCACCTAATAGCGGTGTTTGTGCGTAATATAAAGCATCTGTAATGCCTTTTAAGTAGTCTAATGTGATTTTCATAATTTTGTTTTTTATTGTTCTAAAATTTCGTTTTGTTTAAGTCCTGTCGTTTCGCTGATTATCTTCAATGATAATGATAAAGTTAAGTCGCTATTATCTTCATTCGATTCCATCCATCGGTATAAAGTAGTATAACTTTTCTTTAATTGGTACATCAATTCACGCTTACATTCTGCGTTCTTTCTGATACTTGCAATTGCTTGTTTTGTTAATCTCATGTTTTTTATTGCAAATATAGTAAACGTTATTGATATACGCAAATTTATTTAAGAGTTATTTCAGCACACGCACCTACAGCATCGCAATAAGTAAATAGAACGTGTAAGCTAATATTTATTTCTCCTGACTCAATTAGTGAAACATAAGAGCGTGAAAAGTCTTTTTCTCGGTTTTCGATTCGTGCCATTTGTTCGCCAACTTTCTGTTGCGTTATTTTTTGAGATTTCCTGAAAGCCTTTAATTTAGCGCAGGATTCTTTTATTTGGTCTTTGATTGTCATTATTTTGTTTTTGCGTTGTTAATGGCTTGTTCTAAAATAGTAAATAATTCACTATTTATTTTGGCAGAATCTACGCCTTTGGTAAATAATTCACTAATCTTATCTTTAGATTTTTCTAAAGCATCCAACAATTCCTGATTCTGTTTATACAACAGGCTCGGAGTTAATCCTGATTCGTTTGTGGTGTTGAATGCATCGGCTATGAGTTCTGCATTGGCTTTAGCTTCTTCTTGAAAGAATAAATTAAATGTAGTTCTGCAAACTTTATCTATTCCTTTGGAATGTTCTAAATTTACTTCATATGAATCTAAATCTTCTTTACAGTCTGATACTGTTGCTTTTCCTTTAGTATGTTCCATTTTTTGTGTTTTGTTGTTAGTTATTAATAAGGTAATTATACATTTCGTTTAAAAAGTCTTTATCAACTAAATAGAATTTCTTAGTACCAAATAGAGTTAAAAACAATTGCTTATTTTTAAAATCAGAATATAATTTTTCTACAATCTCAGGTGTTATTATTTGTGTTTTCATAATGTCGTTTTTATTTATTGTGATTAATTTGATAGTGTAAAGATACTATGTAGTTTTGTAAATGTCAAATAATATCTAAACAATTTTAGCAAAATAATGAAATTTAGAATCAGTCTTAATAGCGATTAATTATAATATGATAGTGTTTATTGATAGTTTGAAGTAAAAAATAAAAAAAGTCGGCATAAAAATACCGACTCTGAAAATCACAAAAAACAAATTTGGGGAACTAAACTACTAATTCCAGACTTCGCTTCACAGCGTTGTATTATGGATGCACAAAAAGTACATTTACATATTTTCTTTTACGTCGCATTACCTGACCGCCATTGCTTTGATTTATCAATGAAGTATTACCTTCTATTGTTTCAAAACTTTTACCATCAATATCTTTTACAAAAATACCTGTATGGTCAAATCTTCCATCACCATTCCAGTCAAAGAACACAATATCACCCTGCACCGGCTTTGTGGTAACTTTATTTTTCTTTTTATAATGTGCTACTGCTGTCTGGCATCCGGCAAATCCTTTGGAAAATCCAACATTACCAAGTGGAAATCCAGCTTTGTCGTAACACCAAGAAACAAACATACCACACCACGCCACACCATCAAAACCAAACCATTTTCCGAATTTTGTTTTATTTGAGTTTGCCGGTGTTTCTGTATAACCGATTTCTTTTTCTGCTATTGCTACAATATTACTCATATTTCATTATTTAAGATTTTTATCAATTTTCTTTAATAGTATCTTTTTTATTTAAGTAAAGTTCCATTCTCTCATTAACTCCATCCGATAGTATAGGCAATAAATCTTTTCGAGCGTTGTAAATATCGGTAAATTTCTTTAAATCTACTATATATACTCCTTTGCTTATTTGTATCGGTTCGGTCATTTTGAATATAATTTATCATTGTCCGTTTGGTAAAAATCTTCTAATTATTCCGACTATAAAAACTGATATAGGTACATATCTTTGCAGTACCGATAATCCAAAACCAAGTAAATAAAAGAATCCTGTTGCACACAATACGCCTAACCAAAACTTATCAGGCTTTTTTGTAGTCATTACATTATCATTTCCAATAATGGAATTTTTCTTAGCTTTTACGGAATTATCGGTTTTAATAACTGATTTGCGTGGTGTCGGTTGTACTATAATAGTTTCTCTAAATACGGTGTCTGTTGTTTTTACATACTTAACAGAAACTACCTTATCTACTACTTTTAAATAAACTGTATCGTGTACTTCGTTTTCTATAAATATCTCGAAATCATCGCATGGTATTGTGTCGGTTACCCTACTTTGTATTGTTACGGTATCAACTGAATTTACTATTTTATCTTGATAGATAATAGTAGGTGCAGACTTACGACTGCACCCGATAGCCAATGTACCCAACATGACCAATATAAATATGTTTCTCATTCTCGATTTTAAGCAAATATAACACATATAATCCATTTATACAACCGATTTTCTTATTTAGAATCATTCTAAATTTCTAAGAAAGTTTATAAATAACTTGACTTTTACAAATTAATGATTAACTTTGCATAACGGTCGGGCGGTATGGTTTAGTAAAGGCTGACCACTACCGACCAATCAAATAACAAAACATTATTCAGCCTTTATTAACTATACCGCTTGTTAGCAGTATGTAAAAATTACGGATATGAAATGCGAACATGAAAATTGTACAAGAGAGGCAACAATTAAAAACCAACAATACCACCCAGATAAGTGGCTATGTACTTACCATGCGAATAAAGCTAAAGTTGAAGGTAGAAGAAAACGTAAATATGGAAACCGAAGCAAGTAATTTTTATTACTGCTAACGTTTTCGGGCTTGGCGAGGTTGCTGGGTACGGAAAAATAAATTTTCAACTTAAAAATAAATATAATGCGAAACGTAAACGTGAATGAACTACAAAATAAGCAATCTTGCCAAACCGATGTTATGCCCCGTTATTTTTATCAAGACGGGTCTGATGTCAAAGAAAACGATATTGTGTTTTACTCCGAAGATGGAGGAGACCACAAATTTCATTATGCTGATAGCGTTGGAATTATTGTTAAACGTGGCAATGATTTAAAAATGAAAGCATACGTTATTACAATGACCGATGCGAAATCATTTGAAGATTACGAAGAACCTGAACATAATATGGTTTCTTTAAAATACGGTTGCGAAAACTATTATCCGTGGAATAAAAATTTGCCAAACACATTACAACACTTCACAAAGATTGGAGAATACCCAAAAGATGAGGGAATGTTGTCGGCTAAATTTTCTATGGAACGCTATATCTATAATGGGGCATAACGTTCCGATTATTGCCGCAGTGGCGGTTTAAAAGCACAAATGTTCAATTTTAAAACAAAGTTTATGAATAGCACAAATGTTCAACCCATCACAGAAGCCGCAATTGTCGGCAATAATGTGTTAGCGGCTGCCATTGTTAATCACAACGAATTGATGTTACCAATAAATTTCAAAGCATTAGCCGCTGAACATGGTGTGAGAAAAGGTACAATATTTTATTCCGACACTTGGAAAAGTTGGGTAATTCAAGGTCATCCTGATATTGATTTAATTTGTATTGACGCTCCTATTATCAAGGGTCAAATGGTTGAAGGATTAACAGGTAAAGTAAGTCATTTTAATGGCAAAAAAATTCAAAATGTTGTCATTCGTTCAAATATGTGGTGTGCAGTCTTTTAGGGTTGCCGCTAACGTTGAAGCATTGGCGAAGGCAGGGAATATTCGCACTAATGTTCAATTACCTACCAATGCTCAATAGGATTACAAATGTTCAAAATTAGTACGTCAGCCCTGCTTTTGCCAATGCAATGTTATGCGTTCGCCTTATTTTTCGTGTTGATTTTCAGTTAGTTAGAAACTATTTTAAAAATAAATGAAAAATACTTTGAAAAAAGTTTGCAGTTATTTATTAGATTTTAAAATATTGTCTTTTGCCCATAATGGCTGAAAATTAGTATAATGATTGTATTTTATAATATCTTCTAAATTATTGCAATTAGCAATAGGCTTAATATGGTCGAGATGCCAAAGCCCATAATTATCAAAAGTCATTCCTTCTAAAAATTTACTTTGAATGTATTTAACAAAAAAATCCATAGAGCAACAAAGCATATTTTCAGTAGATATGGATTTATTATACTTGCCTTTACAAGCACGATTAAAAGCGTTATACAGCAAAGACCTTGTATTGCTTTTTATTTTAAATATAGGGTCGTTAATCATTTTATTTTTTCTATATTCTCTATGCCATAGTTTTTTTTCTTCAATAGTTTGCGATTTGCTTTTTTTGGGTTTTGGAATATACCCATTTTTTATTCTATTTTCAAGAGCGTATTTTCTTGCACAGACTTTGCAAGATAAACTATATCCATCTTTTCTATTCTTATTGCCACTAAATTCTTTTAATGGCTTATTCTCAAAACACTTATTACATTTTTTCATAGTACAAATATACAAAATAAAACAAAGTAAATAAAATATTTTTTGATAAAAGTTTGCAGATTAAAAATAAAGTTGTATCTTTGTATCAGATAAGCAATTAAGCAAATAACAATTTAAAAAATAAAAAAATGACAACTACACAAAAAGCATTCAACAACATTCAAACAAGAATTGAAGAACTTACAGCATTAAGACCTTATACATTTGGTTTTGCTCACGGAGATTTATTGAATACAATAAAAGTATTGGAAAACAAATTATCTGAAATAGCAATGGAACTTACAGCAGAAAGATATGCAACACAATATTAAGATAACTATTCAACACAAAAATTACGAGTGGGTAAAGGAAGCCCACTCGTTTGAGCATGGTATTACTATCGCTCAAAATTTACAAGAAAAACTTGGATTAATTGGCAGAACTTATATTGCTTCGTCATGCGGAAAAAAAACTTGGATAAGATAAAACAAGGCGGTAAACGTGTTGGCTCTGGTCGTAAAAAAGCAGACTATAAAACTAAAACTATTTCCTTTCGTGTTCGTGTCGAATTTGCCGAGCCGATTAAAAAAATGGTAAGGGATTATGTTTCGGAGCGTCTTAAAGGTGACGCATAACGGTTCACGGCTTTGCGAAGCGGTGGACTTTGAAAAAACAAATATTCAATTTAAAACTAAACATAAAATGAAAAACAAAAGCTCAAAATTAGCACAGAACCCACCGTTTTGCAAAGCCGATGTTAGGCGAAGTAAGAAATGGACTGACAGAAAATCAAATGGATTTTATAAAGCAAAATTTAAAGGGTATGAATTTACAATATCAGGAAGTATAGACAGTTCGTATTTTTACGTTGTAGCTATCCATTTGAAAAAAGACATTAGATATAATTCTTTATGGAAAAATAAATCGTTTCAAACTTTTGAAAAAGCAGAAGATTTTTGCTATGACTTTAATTACAAAAATCACAAATGCTTAGGTAAAGATTTGTAATATTATTTTGCCTAACGGTTCTCGGCTTTGCTTTGTTGCGGAAAAGTAAGCCAAAAGTTTAGATTTAAAAACAAAATTAACAAATACAAACCAAACATCGAATATACCTTAAACCGCAATAGAGCAAAGCCGATGTTATAAGTAGCTTTTTATTATGAGTAAGCAAAAGACAGCATTAGATGAATTAATGGATTTTATCGAAGAAGGTAAATTTGAATTTTTTTCAGATATTTTTGATAAAGCAAAAGAACTTAAAGACACTGAACAAAAACAAATTATTGAAGCTTTTGAATATGGTGCGTACATTGAACACGTTAAAGAAAGGCTTGACTACGACCACGAAGATTATGATTTCAATAACGCTGATGAATATTTCGATTTTACTTTTAACCGCAATATTGAGTAAAGTTACTTATAACGTAACGCAAATATGAGTAGTGGGACATTTAAAGCGAAAATCAAGCCGATGAATGGAGGCATACAAATAAGACCGACACCGACCGTTAAAGCCGTTTCCGTCCCATTACTTATATTTGTTGTTATAAAATCGTTTTAATGTTTTATAACGTTCCCTCGCTTTGTGTCAGTGGCGGATTAAAAAATACTGACTTTTCGATTAATAACTAAACATACAAAAATGCAAGAAACATTAAATTTAGACCAAACCCCGCCATTGCACAAAACGAGTGTTAGTGGCAGTACTTCCGATAAAGATTGGACTGGAAATAAAAATAGTATTTTCAAAACATTAGGAGCATCAAGTCATACCGAAAAGGAACGTGAAGAAAATGATTTTTACGCAACTGATCCAAAAGCAATTGAACTACTTTGTGAATTAGAAAAATTTAACGAGTGGATTTGGGAAAATGCTTGTGGAGAAGGTCATCTATCAAAAGAACTACAAAAACAAGGTTATCAAGTTTATAGTAGTGATTTAATTGATAGAGGTTACGGACATAGTGGAATTGATTTTTTACAATACGATAAAACTTGGCACGGAGATATTATTACAAATCCACCTTATAAATTTGCAAAAGAGTTTATTGAAAAATCACTTGAAATTTTAAGAGATGGAAATAAGTGTGCAATGTTTTTAAAAATTCAATTTCTTGAAGGAAAAGCAAGAAAAAAACTTTTTACAAAATATCCTCCAAAGAAAATTTATGTAAGTAGTAGCCGATTGTTATGTGCTAAAAATGCTGATTTCGATGGAATGAAAGCTGGTGGCGGTTCTGCTGTTGCTTATGCTTGGTTTATTTGGGAAAAAGGATTTCAAGGTCAAACAACAATCGAGTGGTTTAATTGATACGTCATAGTATTGCCACTAACGTCCGAGCATTGCCGAAGTTGGGGATTTTGAAATACAAAAGCTCACATTTAGCACTAATGCTCAATAGAAAAACAAAAGTTCAATTAACCACGTCTGCCCCAATTTTGGCAATGCAATGTTAGCAGTAGCCTTTCTTCGGTCAGCGTACAAAACAAATATAAAAATGGAAAAAGTAATTAGAGATGGAAAAGTTGCCGTGCTTATCTCACACGGATATGGTGCAGGTTGGTATTCTTGGAACACAGAACATCAGCAATTATTGTTTCACCCTAAATTAGTTGAAATGGTAGAGCAAAATAAGAATGACGAAATTAACGATGAATGGGTAAAAGAGAATTTAGGCATTGATATTTATGCTGGTGGTTCTGATGGGTTATCAATTCATTGGCTTCCTGTTGGCACAGCTTTTCAAGTTGAAGAATACGATGGTGCTGAAAGTTTAAGAGCTATTGATGATTTGGGCATTGTCGCATAAGGTTACTGCTAACGGTTTCGGGCTTGGCGAAGGCAGGGAATTAGAATTACAAAACTTAAAATTTAGTACAAATGATTAATAGAATTACAGATGTTGAGGGTAGCACGGATGCCCTGCTTTTGCCAAACCCGTGTTATATGCCGTTGCGGTTTAATAGTAGAAATTTGTAATGGAAATACAAACATCACTTTGGGATAAGCCCGTTTTACCTGCGGACATTGTTTATACACCGACTTATGTTAGTGAACACATTGTGCGTTGGCTAAACCCAAAAGGGAAATGCCTTGACCCGTGTAAAGGAGATGGAGCGTTTTATAATTATTTGCCTGAAGATAACCGTGATTATTGTGAAATACGAGAGGGCAAAGACTTTTTTACCTACAATGAAAAATGCGATTGGATAATTGGAAACCCACCCTACAGCATATTCGAGGACTTCTTAAAAAAAGGCTTTGAACTCGCTGATAATGTGAGCTACTTAGTTCCAACAAACAAGATATTTCAAAGGCAAATAATTATGGAAATGATTAACCGATACGGAGGCATAAAAAGCATAATCATTTACGGAAGCGGTCAATTAATAGATTTCCCTTTTGGGTTTTCGGTTGGCAATTTCCATTTTGAAAGAGGATATAAGGGCGAAACCAAAGTATTAATGGGTATGAAGTCTATTTTTGGAACGTCAGGTAGCAATGGCATATAACGGTTTCGGGCTTTGCGAAGGCAGGGCTTCAAGGCACAAAAGTTCAAATATAGCACAATGTTTAATAGTAGTACAAATGTTCAATAAACCACTAATGCCCTGCTTTTGCAAAACCCTTGTTATGTGCAGTTGCTTTTGTAGTGTTAAAAATTTTAAGTAATGAAACAAAGAAGTTCAGATAATTGGAAAACAAAAAGCGGTTCTTGGGATAGCTTAAACACAGAGCTGATTGACTTCTATTTAGATTATCCTATATTGAGTAGCATATTACAAGTTAATGATTTTCAGGTAGTTATGTGCAACAATTATAAAGCTATAACAAAAGAAAGTTTAATATCAACTTTTGCAGATGATTACATTTTAGAAAGATATTGGAACGACCCGAAGAAATATATTGAGTATTTCAAAAAGGCTAAATATGTAATGTCGCCTGATTATAGCTTACTGATAGGAATGCCAAAACCTATGCAAATGTGGAATGTCTACAGAAATAGATTAGTAGGTTATGTATGGCAAAGTTCAGGAATAAACGTAATACCAACAATTAGTTGGAGTGATAAAAATTCATTTGAATATTGCTTTGAAGGTGTAGAGGTTGGTTCTGTTGTTGCAGTTTCAAATATAGGATGTAGAAACGAAGAAAACAAATACTGCTTTGATGCAGGTTTTGATGAATTAAACAATAGAATTAATCCAACAAAAATACTATTTCAGTGCAATAAAAAATATAAGGAACATTACAAAGATGAAAGAATTATATTTGTAGATAGTTTTTGGGACAATAAACGTAAACAATTAAAAAATAAATAATATGGGTGGTAGAAGCGGACAATCAATAGGTGGTGGGTTTAACGACCCAGGTAAAGGATTTGTTTATTCTAACTCTTTTACTAATGATAGAGGTAATGTAGTAGATAGATATTCAATTGGTGGAGGAGGTTATGCAAGTGTTGAAAAATATAAAGATGGATATGTAGTAACAAATGTTACTATTTGGCACGAAAATCAAGGTAAAGGGTTTGCCACAAAATTGTATAAAAGCGTAAACAAAGAAAGTGTTAAAGCTACTGGCAAAACGCTTCAGTCTATAAAAGCAGATAAACAAGGCAATATTGAGTTATCTAATGAAGGTAGGGCTTTATGGAAAAGTTTAGTTAGAAAAGGCTTAGCTAAAGAAATAGAAAATGGTCGTTATAGATTTATAAAGTAATATCCGATTATGATTAGCAGGGTGTTTCCTGCAATTGCCCATAACGCCTACGGCTTGGCGAAGTGGGGGAATTATACCCACAAAAGCCGATTAGAATTACTAATGTTTAATAAAAGTACAAATGCTCAATAGAAATACAGAAGCCCCCATTTTGCCAAACCGATGTTGTACGCAGCCTTTTTTGTCTGTCCGAAATGTTGATGTTTTGGAAGGATTTAAGGATATTAAAGATAAAAGTCAAGATTTAATAATTGCCGACCCACCATATTATAAAGCAATAAATGAAAAGTGGGATAAGCAATGGAAAACAGAACAAGAATATTTAGAATGGTGCAAACTATGGTTTAATGAATGTGTTAGAGTTTTAAAAGACACAGGCTCTTTTTATTGCTATGGGAACTTTGATATTTTGAGCAAACAAAAAGTATTGATATTTGACAAGCAGTTGAATTTTAGGCAAAACATTACACTAAACAAAGGATTGAAAAGTATTGCAGGTAGAACAAGCGATAAATTGAGAATGTTTCCAACGGCAAGTGAGCAATTGCTTTATTATGTAGTTCAAAATGACTATGACGATAGACAACTGCTTATTGAACCTATGATTGAAATTAGAAACTATTTGAATGATGAAAGGGGAAAGGCAGGATTTACACTTGATGAAATGTGTAGATTTTTAGGATTGAACGACAAAGGACACGGTGGCATTGCTTATCATTGGTGCAGTTCAAAACAACCCGCTATGATACCCGAAAAGCATTACATAAAATTACAAACAACAGGATTTTTCACTATACCTTACCTCGAATTACTGAATAAAATGGTATTGGTAAAAGAGATACATAAGCAAACAAGGTATAATTTCAATTTACCTTATGCAACTACCGATGTGTGGGATTTTACCCCCGATAGAGTGAGATATGGACACCCGACACAAAAGCCACAAAACATTTGCCAAATGATAGTAAAAGCAAGTAGCAACGAAAATGATAATGTTTTAATTCCTTTTGGTGGTAGTGGTTCAGAAATTGTCGCTTGTCAAGAATTAAAAAGAAACTGTATTGTCTTTGAAACGGAAAGTCAATATGTTGAGATTATAAATCAAAGGTTGAATTATGCACCGAAGCTGTTTTAAGGTTGCGTACAACTCACAAATACACGCCATAAACTTGCGTTTATCTAACCCAATAAATTAATCAAATAACAATCAAAAAAGAAAACATGAAAAACACAGAGTTTAGACTACTTAATTATGTAGAGTACTTAAATTGGAGTGAAAATGGAACGCCAGCATATTTTATGATAAGAGATATTTATCGGGATGAAGGCAAGGTTTCATTAAGTAATGGTGCAATTATGTTACCATCACCAAGCATGGATATGATAAAACCAATCCAACTTACCGAAGAATGGCTATTGAAATTCGGGTTTCCTGAAAGCGATTTGGAAAACGGTAAAATACTTGTTGTAGGTGAAAGTTTTGATAATGTTATTGGATATACAATTAGAGCGTTAAGCCCAAATGTTGTTATAAAATACGTTCACCAACTACAAAACTTATACTTCGCTCTTACTCAAACTGAGTTAGTAGTTACCACCACACCAAAAACCCAACCGACAACACAAAAAACAGAATAAGCAATATAACTACATTGCGAAGCCATTTGTCTGGGTTATTTTCGTCTTGGAGTGTCATGATCCATTAATTCTCTTATATGTTTTAATTCAAGGCTAACTTCTTTTTTAAATGCTTCGAATTCAGCCTTTAAACTTTGCGAATCATCAATCTTTTTTAATGTAGAACGGATCAACGAACCTATCCAGCCAATGAAACCCGTAACAATAGCCGAACCCGCTGCAATCATCGCATTATTTTCATATATTGACTTTGTTTCGTTTTCCATTAATAAGTTGATTTGATTTATGAATTTGGTATCTTGATTCTTTAAAATCTTCTAAAGCCTTTTCGCAGTGGAACCCGTTCTTAATTACTTTCTTTAAAAACATGGTGTAAAGTGACATCATACATGAAGGGAATTTATCACCATAATAAAGTAAAGTGGCTATGATCGCACAAATAATAATTATGGTTTGGAAAATTAAATTATAAGTAGTTTCATTTTTTACCACCATGGCATCAATTGCCAGGGCTAATTCGGCAAAACTTGCCCACTTTGATATTCTACAAAAGTGAAAAAAGTTAGTATAGCATACTAGAAACACTGCAAAGAAAAAATTAGTCCCAAACATGGCGTTTAGGTAGTATAATATTTCAGGATTGTCTAAGCCTAGCAATAAAGCTACATTGATTAGGAATTGAATACATACCAACACAAAAGGGAAGTAAGCCATGTATATTTTGCCCCAAATTCTCATTGACATAAACATTATTTTTTTGGACCGCTTGTTCCTACACTTCCTGCTCTTATTTCTTCATAGCTTGGATAATTATTTCCAAGTCCCAATTCAGCATATTTATCGCACCAATAATGGTAGTATTCGTATGGCAGTTCTTCTAAATCCCCCAAATCATCAAGGCTCAAACAATTTTGTATTAATTCAATCCAATTTATTTCTTCATCTCTTAATGGTTCGATCCCATTAGTAAAGAAATTCTTGGTTAGATACGGCAAAATTCCCAATGAAATAGTCTGTTTAACCAATACCATTAAATCAATGTCAATTGCCCAAAAATCGCTATTAAGCCATTCCATGATAGCGGGCAAAATGATTGAATACATAGCACCCAATACGGCTACAATTAAGCCGTTAATTAAATCCCTGCCATTAAGTCTAAGAAATTTTGATTGTTTCATTTTTATTTGTTTTATAAATTATAAGTTGTTGCTAAACTCAAAATTAAGTCTTGAAGTTGTTTATCGCTTCCTATGCCTGAATAATGAATAAACCTTGCTAGTTGCCCGTGCATTTCCCAATTAGCCAAATAGTTTTTACCCATTTCATTCCATGTGAAAGACTCCGTTAAACTTGTTTTACCCGATTGAATCAACCCATTTACGAACGTCCATTCGTAAGTTGATCCACTCACTAATCTTGCTTTCATGGCTATGATATTAAACCCGCCCGCAAAGTTTTTAAATCGAAGTGCGCCCGAAACAGAACCAGTATTTATATGAGCCACAAAATATGCTCCGCCTTGTGCGGGATTACCTACATACCCCGTTCCCGTATTGGACACATACCTATCACCATACATTAAATGGCTACCATAGGTATTGTCAAGGTTTTTAAATACCCAAATAAACAAATGATCTGTATTCGATATTGAGTTCGGCAAAGTGTAATTGTCACCATCACCCGCAAAATTCAACGCACCTAAGCTATTAATTACAGCCGTACTAAAAGTGCCTCTATTCGCGTCACTTGTAGCGACTAATTCCCTTGCGCTAACTTGTGATTGAATCACTCTAACGGGGTCTGTATTTGCAACCGCTAAAGTCTTTGCTACGTCTTGCCACATTTTACTATTATCGTTCAAATTGAAATCATCTTCCAAAGTAAACGCGGGTTCTGCGGGAAATATCGAAGGCGTGACCGCATCTAACACAGCGTTAATCATTGCGGGTGCGCTCGCATTGCCTACATACATATAAGACAATACACCTTTCATAAATTGATCTGGCGTTGTGGTTTTATTTCGTGCGCCAAAACTTAAAGGGCAAACCGCTAATAAATTTCCCGCCCCTTGCGCAAACGTGTGTGTATCGCTACCAATTCTTACTATTACATTAGTCCCATTATATTCAACTGAATAATTCCGCTCTGCCTTTTTAATGTTGTCCGTATCGCGCGACGTGCCACTTGGGAATATAGCTTGCCAATCAGCAGTACTAACCCCTACGTTTTGTAAAATTGAATTTCGTGACCCATCATTTGCCCCGAATATAGAAAATGAGCCGATTCCATTATTTGAGCCTATAACGAATCTAGGCGGGCAATACACACCGATAGAACAATTTGAAGTTGATATTCCTACTACAGCACTTAAATTTATTGGTAAAGAAATACGATCATCAACTCCATCAAAATCAAATCCGAGGTTTGCAATATGACTAGGTGAACCACTTATAACCCATTTTGCGCCCGTTGGGTTCATCCAATTTATTGAGCGGTAAAGATTATCGGCGCCATCGTTAGCCGCTGAACAAAACCAATATAATGCAGCCGCACCACCATAAGCACCGCCTTGTACCATACCGACTGAAATTTTATTTTCATATTTGGTCCCTTGTGTACTTGGAGCTGTACCACCTATAGCGGTACATTCATTTAAGACATTTTTGTATTCAAGTGTGTAAATGTAAATCGCATTGCCATAAACCCATGCACTTGTCCCATCAACATTAACGCCTCTTACACCTCTGCGAATTTCTTTGTCCGCATCCGCGCTTGTAAGTGTAAAAGTCGAAGCCGTTGCACCTGGAATATCTACCCCGTCTCTTTGCCATTTGTATTCATAAGTGATTGGAGCCGTGCCGGTCCAAGTTCCGTCTGTTCCGCTTAATACTTGACCTACATAATCATTGCCCGTTGTTGTTGGGGCAATTGCGTTAACGGGCGGGTTACCACATTCAGGAGGGTTTTCATTGAAATATTGCAACCATCCGTACTCAGTTCGATTATCATTTGAACTAATCCAAACGGCATAATAATTACAACAAGTAAAGTCCTTTGCTTGTAGATATGCTAAAAATTCGCAATCTTCTAGTTTTTCGCCCGTGGCTAAATTTTCGTAAGTCATTATTTATGATCTTGGTGGTGAAGAAGTTAAAACTGAAGTGTAGTTAATTACTTTGAAATAAACATTGCCCGCCTCGTCTGTAATGTATTCGGTATCGTCACAAATTACATTTTGGGTATTGTCAAAAAATTCGCCCGCTATTAGTTCGACACCCGATGTTACATCTTCGCCCGCCTTTGTGAATACTTCGCCTGCATCAAATGAAGTGAAATTAATATACTCCGAATCGGCATAAATGATAATCGTATTGTGTACGCCCAATGGGGCTTGTCTTTGCATCATAACTCTATTTTTTGATGAATTTCTTTAGGTTGTGTAGGTTGTTCTTGTTGAATTGATGCGATATAGTAGCCTAAGCCACCATACAAGCAATACAGAGGGAATACAAGCCAATAATTTATATCATTGGCGAAAACTATCATAATGAATGACAAGTCTAAAAAGCGTTGTATTGTGCAAATTGTACATCCTCCAATTGACTTAAAAATAAACTTGCTATTTGTTTGCGCCCAAAGTAATGGCTTATTCATAAATGACAATAATTGATTTGGTTGTATCAAAGCAAGATACAATTTAGCCAAACCAACGGCCGAAATATTGAAGATAATAAATGAAAGTAAGAATTGAATTGTCATAATTAATCGTATATTATTTGTGTTGGAATGTTAAAGATAAGATTTTCATCTTTCATATTTGAATAACTGATCAATTTAATTACAATTTCACTAGGGCATGACTCGACAAGTAATTCAATATCGCATCCAAAAGGTGTAGTTAAAGCATTAATGTCATCTACCTCAAAAGATCCATTAAATAATAATCCCGCAGTAAGATTTGAAGCATAGAATTCTCCAAATCCTTCAAACCCTATTTGAAACTTAGAACCATTTTGTAAAAGCCTATATTTATCTTCAGTAGTGAAAGTAAAACTTAGGCCAAATGTAACAGAACCTTCACTGCAATTATAATCACTTGCCGTAACTATTGGAATGATCGACTTTTGTACATATTCCTGAGTCGGATAAATCTTGACTTTGTAGCAACCAATTTTTACCATTTCATCATCGAATAACTCAAACCTAGTTACATAATCTTCGTTGAATAACCCCGCTGGCAAAACCAATTTGCCATTATCTTTAGTTCCTTTGAATCTTTTATTAATTATAGCACCATTGAAAAGATAAGTTATTCTAAAATAACCTTCGTATTCAATTTCAATTAATGTCTTTATTTGGTCGCATGATTGCCAGCAACCCAAATCTATTATATCATCATCGCAACACATTAGCATTCACAATTTATAAGTTTACAATTTTTTACCGATACTGATTGAACTATTTCAAATTCGCATGAAATTAAAGATATATTCTCTAATTCATTTGACATTTTTCTCGTGTTTGTTTCTTGAAAAAATACGCTTGTTTTTTCAGAATTGATTGATTTTACTTCGTTGCCACACATTGAAATAGCACTTACAAGTAAATCAATATGTGATTGGTCCGGAACATTTTTAACCATGCTCACTATCTTGCATGAAGTAGTGGCTTTGTAACTCATAACCCTACAACCTCTAACAAGTGGGGTATAACTAATTTTACCTAACGAAATTATGTAAAAGAAATTTCCGTTAGTATCAGCTATTCCTTTATACTCAAACCCTTCCTTATCTAAAATTAAATTTGTGCCGTCTGGATTGGTCACATTTGCAAAACCATTATCATATAAAGGATAATTGGCAATCATGTAATCTCTAAGTACTTGTAGTTTATTTACTGCCATTGCTCACAATTATAGATTGGTTTAAAATCTCTTTATTTAAAAATTCCTGCTCTGCCAAACTAAGGTCAAATATTTCACCTAGTTTTTCTTCTTGGCCCGTAATCTTTTTATTTTCCATTTCATCCGCATTGCCAAAAACAACCTCGCTACCAAATTTATATACCCTAAAAGCACGTTCCTCTGAACCGCTAAATTTTAAATTTATATGACTTGTTTCTCGGCCTTGAATACTTCTAAATTCAGAATAACCGCCCGCGAGAAACATTGTCTTTTCTGTTTTGCCTCCGTTCTTACCAATAGGTTTAAATGAGGCTTTACGAATAAAAGTATTTTTACCAAAATATGCAGGCTCGGTGCTATAATTACCAATTTTGGACCCGTCTGTTTTTTCACCTCTATCAAATATTCTCTCCTTCCAAACGGCTTCTAATTCAACCATAGCGGTCGTAGCAATTAGACTAGGCATTTTACTATCCAAGTCTTTTGCTATCCCGTTAAGGTGTAAATATATGTCGTTGAATGAACCCATTAAATATTCGCTTTTACTTTTACGCCCGTGCAATCAATACATTTGCACCCGCCATCCATATTTACTAAAAAGTTTCTAAGTCCTAAAAATGCGTTTTCCATGGCTTGCCTATATGCCTGAAATCCTGCTTGTGCTTGTGCGACAATTTCCTCACTTTTGTAAATCGTTAAATAGTTTAAACGATTTGTTTTAGTCATTTCATCGTAGAACATAGCCCCGCATAATTCATAGGCTGCTTGACCAATTAAATTGTTAGTAGCTAAATCGCACATTAAAGTAGTTAAATCGCATTCGCATAATACTTCTACATCTATGCCATAGGCTTGTGTAGTGTTTGTAACTCCATTTGAAAGCCCGTTTGTTTTTACACAATCACTTTTAAGAGAATTGCCACACCCAACCCCACAATTAGGCTTATTAGAATACACTGTAATATCACTAGGTAATGTAATTTGGACTTCATCACCTTGTATCTTTAAATTCACTTCTAATACGCTTACATTACCCGCAACTAGACTAACGGCAACGCTATAAGTTTTGCCAATTGTATCTCGAATGGTTAATGTTGTATCAATTGTTTCAGCCGAATAAATACGGATTCTTGGAATGGTAATTTTTTTAAGCCTACATTTTAGGTTTTGTTTGTAAATTACTATCCCTCTACTTTGTCCCGCCGTTCCTTGTGCAATAACATCCGTTAAGTACTCACCACTTCGCCAAATATTGCTAGCAATAGTATTGACTTTGTATTTTTGGTTTATGTATGCAATCAAATCATTTTGCATTCTTATCATGGCTCTTCTACGTAAATCTACCATGTAATTATAAGCATTGACATACTTTTCATCAGTGGTGTTTGCCATGCTTTGAAAAGTTAATCCTGGGTAATCAGTCATGTAATAACCTGAAAGCGGTGTTTCGGCTTGTGATTCATTTTCACAAGGTTTTTTTATGCCTATAATTTTATCTAAACACATTGAATAAGATTTGAAATTTTAGAAAAAAGGGGCTTTGAAAAATTAATTTCATTGCCCCTCTTAATCAATCATGAACCAATATTAACAAGTTGGAGCAACGTCAGGACAAACATCATATTTAATGATGCCGTTGAAACATGATTCTTTACATCCTGCAAGTGGTAAATTATACCCTTTGTAGTATGTTTTCATGTGATACTGCCATTTTTGACATTTAGGCTCGTAAACGATATTTAAGTCGAATAACATTCCCGTTGCAGGATCTTGAACAACCGTGTGACTAAATGTAGCACCTTCGCGAATTAATCGAGTAGGGTCGATATTATCCCACATTTCAGGTGTGTTTCTGCTTGCAAACATGCCAGCATTAGCACTCCATGAAAGTAAGTTGTAAACTCCAGGAAGGAAGGCTAATAAAACTCCGTTCCCATCGGTTTCAGGTGCGCAATTCGCTTCGACTACGTTTTTATCATAGAAGATAGGGAAATTGGTCATGCGATCTAAATTCAATCCTGCTTGATCTAATCCAGCAGCTTGATATGCTTTTCTAAATTTCAATGCTTCGCGGTTGCCAAGTAACAAAGGTGTAGCACCTCCAAAACCTGCATCTCCGAAATCTGCAAGAATATCACTATCAACGCTGAAATTAGGCGCACCTAAAGCGTTTGTAAGTTTCAATAATCTTGTATCAGTTCCCGTTGCAATACAACCCGCACCCGCGCATTGTCTTGTAATTTCTTCAACAGAAATAGCGGTCTTGATTTTGTGCATTTGATCCCAAATACGAGCAGCGAATACTTCCATTACTTCCATGCTTCCTAAATCTCTTAAAGATGCAATAGGTAAGTTCATCCATGCTGGCATCGCTTTACAATCAAATGAATTGAATGTTTCGCAAGTGGTTAAAGTTCCCGCCTCTGTTCCTGCACCTCCACATGTGAAATTGTCACAATCAACGGGTGTAGTACAATCGGCTGCTGCATAAGTAATTGAATATTGTGAATCTTTGCCATTGGCTTGAATCATTTGGGCTTGTACTTGCGCCCCGTTTGCTTGTGAGTATGCAAGATCAATAATGCCCGTTGGTGGGGTTGCGCGTCTCTGATTATACAAATCAGTTAATTTTGCCTGAATATTAGGCGTGCAATTATTTGCCATTGTTTAAATGTGTTTTTGAATTAATAAATAATTTTCCGTCACATTAAATAGGCCGTGACTTGCCAAGTTGGGTGCTAAATTAAATAGGTTTTAGCGAACCAAATTGTCTTACTTGTAGTTAAGTAAGGTTGCAAGTATTTAATCGGTTATAGCAGCCATTTTCGCTGCTAAACCTGTAAGTTCTTTTTTAGGTTCTTGTTTATGCCCACCGCCTCCAAATCTTTCGCCTCCGTTTGATTTTTGGATCAATTCAAAATCATTTGCAATATCTTCAACTAAAGAATCAAAACCATAAACCTGAGTATCTGATTTTTTCAATGGTGAATTTTCATTTGACTTATCAAACAAATTAATTTTACCATCTTGTCCTAGTCTTAAAATTGCCCTATCCTTCAATTCCTTTTCAATAATCTTCGCAGCCTTTGTAGCCGAAATAGAAGTCTTGCCTTCCAAGGCTCTAACAAGTTCACTGCCTAAGACACCATTAAGTTTATGGTCGTTTAAATCCTTTTCATATTGGCTTTTCAAGGTAGTATCTAAGTTATTATACTTATCTTCTAATTCAGAATATTTCTTATTAGATAATTCCAGCATGTTTTTTATTTCGGCAACATCTGCAGGCGTATCAGCTTTACTAATTGCCTTTTCTTTTAGGGCATTAAATACAGCATCAATCGTCTTGTCTTTATTTTCAGGTGCTGAAAGTATTTTTTCAATTTCTGAATTAGTAAGAACCCCGCCAAATGTTTTGTTTGCAATCAATACAGCTTCCTTCATGTACTTGCCTTTGTGGCTCTTTCGTTCTTCGCTAAAGTTTGTGCTCAATTCATTCTCAATAAAAGGCCGCGCATAACTTTGCGCACCTTTTAAAATCGAATCTAATATTTCTTCATTGTCGGTTTCATCGTCCATTAAAGCGTTGTAAACTTCATCAATGTTTTCGACTCCGAAATTTTCCAATAAGGCTTTTAATTTTTTAGACATATATTTTAGTTTTTAAGTACCACAAGTTTTACAAAAACCACCATGATTAAACCCACTTACATGGGTATTAAATATTATTTTTTTTTAGACTCCAATTTAATCCAGTCCTTTGAATATTTCTGATCAAAATAACTTTCTTTTACTAGACAAATCCCTCCTTTGCCGTCTTTGCGTTGTATAGCACATTGTCCACTTTTCAAATTAAATTGAGTGGCAATAGTTACAACGGGTTCAACGGCTTCAATTGTTTCCTCAATAACTAATTCAGTCATTGCTTGATGTTGGACATCATCTTGCAATAATTCGGCTTCAATTGGTTCAATATCTTTTTTCTTTCCCACTATTTTACAATTTTAAGATTAGGATTTTTAGAAACTAGCTTTTCAGCATATTTACGATCAACGGCCATTGCAATTACTTTGTTTGTTACTCCATTTACTAACTGCACCTTATCACCTTGAACGAATTTATTGGTAGTTACTACAATTGGTTTAACTTCTTCGTTGGTAACGATCATTTCGGTTTTTGGGGCTTCTATAATTGGATCAACATCTTGCATAGTTACTTCAACTATTTCAACTTCTTTAGTTTCAATAACCTTTTCTTTTTTAGGTCGTGCCATTGCAAAATGATTTAATACTACAAAAATAATTATTTTTTACAAATAACAAGAATTATTTTTTGCGCTTAGGAATTGCCGTATGCGTACAATTAAACCCACCGCAATTACTTGAAAAGTTTTTAGTAGTTGTATTTGGCATCATGCCTCCATATTTGTGAATCCCGTCAATTACTTTTTTCGCTGCTTGGTTTTTATATGCCATTCTTATTTCGTAGCTTAGTTGGTCCTGCGGTATAAAACCTTTCATTTCTCGAACCCAATGAAAGCATTGCCCGCGTGTATCTTTTAAAGTACCGCCAACATAGGACCACCCCGCTAAGTCTATATTTTCTGCTATACTTGTAAATTGTTGTCCCTGCATACCTCTGATTGAATCGCGGGCTATTTGGGTGCTGTAACTTGTTAGCCGTCCGTTTTTATCTTCATTGCCTATGATAAAGTCGGATAATGTTTTTTTGGCCCTATCAATTGAACCTCCATAACTAATTGACTCATCCAATATTTTTAAAATTGGTGTTTTAAAGTCCTCAGCTACTCCAGACTTGAGCAAAGTGTTTGAGGTTAGGTACTGCCATTTCTTTTCAATGTCGGATAATTGAACTACACGGGCATCAATCCCGCCCACTTCATTTAGCAAAGCACTTGTATTAATAGTCACCTTGCCAAAGTCGGAAATAAACAAATTTACGCTATCAGCATAACCGCCCGTTATCATAGCTTGGTCAATGGTTGTAGCTAATTCTAGTAAAGTATCTAAAGTCAACGGCCCGCCAATAAATTCACCGCCTGCAGTATCTAGTTTGTCAATTATCGAAAATATGCTATCTAATACCCTTTTTTCAATTAACGGCATCCTTTCAATTAACAAATCCGTTAATTGTTCTTTTAATAGGTCATTTTGTGAAATTATTTTAGACATTAAGTAAGTGTAGCTACTTTATTGGCTTGCTCTTCTGATGTAATTCTTTGTGGCGTTCCTAATTGTTTTCGAGCTTCTTCTTCGCTTATTCCAAATCTATCACTAACAAGCGCAACCGCTGCATCTAAATCATATAATCCACTTGCCACAGCCTTTGCAATTTCAATCATGCCCGTTAATCCACCAACAGAATCTTTCAATCCACCTGAATTTACACCGCCAGACATTTCGCTATAAATAGTATTCGGCATTAATAATTCTAATTTGTCATTAAATACGCTTATCAATTCATCTGTATTTTTTGAAACAAATATTTCGGGCATCATTTCTTTAGCCATGGATTTAAGTACTAAATAGCCCTTTTCATGAATTACTTTGTCTTTGTCGGTATAGACTCCGCTAAGTAATTTAGCACGCAAGGCATTGCCAGCTATACCAAACAATGGGTCCATTAAATACATTACCTCATTAATCTTCAATTGTACTTTATCATCCTTATACAACTTAGAATTAATCATGTAATTTAATTCGGATAAAGTTTGAGAATCGTCTGTTTTTGATTGTAGGCTTGAAAAATCATTGAGTAAATCAGTATCGCTCATGATGTCTAATTGCTTAGGCTCTGAAACATAAACCTCTGAACTGCTTTTGTTAAGGTTTACAATTCGGCTTATTCTAGTTAGATTCTTTCTAACTACATCAAATAAATAAGTTGAAATTGAATGGTAAAAGAAGTATTGATCTTTTCTATCTTCTTTTTTTGCATCACCACTTTGCACGCCTTCAATTACTGATTTGATATGTAAAGAAGATTCACATAAATGATAAAATTCTTTCCAACGCTTTAAATGATATTCAGGTATTCCAACATCGGGCGTTATGAATTTTGCTAGGTCTTGCATTGTGCCACCATTACGGGCCAAAGTTTCTTCGCTAATTGTAAGGAATTCGCCAGGGTTATGGCTAGTAGTTCCTTTGCCATTACATGCCGTACAATTTATTTGACCTGCATTTGGATTATTAGGGTCATAATCATTTTGGTTAAAATTAGGGTCTGCAATTCTACCAGAACCCGCACACGGCAAACAATCATTTTCGACTATTTGAACAAACGGATAAGAATAATTCTTAACCATTGCTTCATCATCTGACAAGTTACGACAAAGCAAATCTGACCAATTTTGATAAGGTTGTAAAAAACTATTGACTTCGCGGTCAATAGTCATTTTACCAATGTTATGAGGGTTTACATAGGTTTCTCCATTTTTGGATATTGTGTATTGTTCCTTATCATCAATAAAATAAATATGGCCTTCGTAGGAAAATGCAATACTATGATAATCATACATAATAATATCTTCGCAACTAATACAAACTATCTGAGGTACATTGTACTCGGACTTTGAATGTTCTTTTGCTTCTAAAATTGTGCCAATATATCCAACGGGATTATTTACAATAAAAGTAAATATTTCGGCTAATTTTAATTCTTTATTTTCTAACGCTTTCATTGTCAATTCATCCGCACTAATCGAAAATGAGTTACGATTTAATACTGAGCCAATAAATGAATTCTCGAATTTGTTGTAAGGCTCTTTAGCCACTGGAGAAAATATAGACAATCTCCATTGATACATACTAGGTGTTTCGTTTGGATGTCTGTTTAATAACCTATACTTAAAAAAGTCATCATATTTTTTATGATATGATTCAGGTTCAATATATACTCCTGAAGGTGTAGTAAAAGACGGCCTTGCGCCACTTGTATGAATTTGTACGGCTAAACACGCCTCCACATCCCGCTTGTGGTCAGGATGCAGAGGCATTGTTTTGTTGCCGTTCTTTAATTCAAGGAATTTATTAAAATCCATTTGAATTTTGTTTTTTGATAATTAGTATTGAGGGAATAGCTGAACATTTGAAATATAAGTCTTTTGCGTTCCTGTACCGACAATCTTTAATCTAACCGTCTTAACACGGCCTGCATTAGTCGTACCGCCTCCAAATGATCTAAATATCCATGAACTAGGTGAATTGGAAGTGACTTGTAATGTATCACAATTTACGCCCGTTGTTCCTGCTACTTGGTGCATATTCGTATAATTCACACCATCAATACTACCTTGCAAAATTACTTTGAAAGTACTTGTACCTGATACGTTTGTAGAGGTGTATTGAACACGATAACTGCCCGTTTTCTCGGATAGCAAAGAACTAATAGGTGTTGTAAAATACAAAGTACCTGCATCACTTAAAGTATCTGATTTTGTGCCGTCAATACTTGAAATTAAACTAATTTGTCCATAGGACATTGCTGTTGTAAGTGTCAGCATCACTAAAAAAATGATTTTTTTCATTGTTTTTTGTTTTTGAATTTTAAATAAATGATTATTCCATTAACCAACCTAACTGAGCCTCAGCACTTGACGCAATAATGTCTAAATACGGGGTCGTGTAGTTAACAGGATCACCCGTAAAGGTTATTGCATAGTTTTTATACTCAACATTTTCTCCTTCAATTTCTGTGTCGAAACCCGTGAAGAAATGCACTGAGTATTGTGCGAAAGTTCCATTGCTATTAAGGAATAAATAAATTTTACCATCACAAGTAACATAACCACGAATGGCAGTTCCTTTATTTTTGACAATATTTTGCCAAAATAATCTGTCTTGATAAGGTGTGGCTACGCCTGCACTTGTTACGTCAGTTGCATTGAAATCTTTGCCCGTTAATACACGGCTTACATTGACCGTCTTAGGTTGACGGCATCTTGCTCTATATAACTTTTGAGCTGTTGTAGGGTCAGCCCAAGCCATTTCAGCAAGTTCAGGTGTCGCGGAAATATCGCCATCCGTAATGGCTGTCTCAATCAATGTTGCAAGTGCATTATCGTCATAATCTCCTTCAGGGAATGCAAAATCGCACTTGGCAATTAATAACCTTACGGGTACTTCAGACCTTTGATACACGGCACATTGATCAGTCTTTGTTAGTGTGAGCGCACCCACACATAATGAATTACAAGTACTAAACATTGTTTTTTGTTTTAAGTTAAAAAAATTTGGCTTGCAACCTTACTTTTAACTAGCAACTAAAAACCTTTTCACACTTGCGTAATTGCAAATTTACATCAATATTTTGAAAACTTACACTTTCAATATCCGAATCCTTAAATATTTGCTCATTGCCTTCCATTAAATAAGATACGTTATTTATTTCGAATAGCTTTGCCAAAACCATATTTTCAATGTGGTCTGCATACCATTTAGGGCATGGATCTGATTTAAAAGCAAATCTTCTTTGTTTCTCTGATTTGTAATTAAATGAGTTTGAATTATATGTTTTCTTTACAACGCTGGCTATTTCTTCGCAATCAGCATAAACATTACCAATCAACATATTTTGCGCAAACATGGTGTAGTTAAATGTAAATGATTGATGCATGTTTGAATTGCAGTCAATTGTATTGCTTGGATATGTTCCCGTAACCCTTAAAACTTCATCACATTTAATTCTTTTAAACGGCTTTGTAAAGTAATGATAAACATTTCCACTCCCAGTATATGACAATGAAATTCTAAACCTAAAACATCCCGCTTCGCCTGATACACCAACATCGGTAGGGTAAACTTGTTTTATAGTTTCGGATGCATTATTTACGTTAACTACTAAAGAACCAACAGAACCTGACAATACGGGAATACCTAGTTTTGTATCGCTTATTTTATATAATGGATAGGGTATTTGATCTTGTGAAAAATAAAATACTTCGTTATAACCCGCTCCAACTACTTGAACCAAATCACCTTCAGCAACATCGACATATCTATGAATATGCACCGCCCCACCTTGATCAGCAAAAGGAACGGGCAAATAAAGCTGATATTCGGCTAGTTTATCAGTCGCATTATTTCTATACCCTACATTTAATTTGTTTGAAGTCATGTCGCCAAAATCAAATAACATAGTAGTTCCTAATTCATCGTAAATAGCCACGTCAAAATTGGCATTAATAGGAATTCCACCACCTTCAAGTTCAACAAGTGCATAAGGTACCTGCAATCGAATAGCAAAGAAATCTTCATCCGTAAATGGAATAAAAAACGGTTCATCACTAGGGCAAAGTTGACAATTTGCTGAATTATCGCTACTTTCAAAAATGTTATTCATTGCAATTATTTTATATTTCCTTTTACATTTATTTTTCTTTCGGCATAGTCAAACTTAACAGACGATATTTCTCCTTCCCATCCATTCTCAAATTTTACGGCTTGATAAATATCTAAGGTAGAATATTCACAGCAAAACTCCATGGTTAATTCGAATCCTATGTTAGTTTTCTTTGCATCATCAGGAATATCAATTGCGTGAAAATCCCAAAGATTATTTTGTATTCCATTTGCACCTAAAGCAAATGACATAGGGGCGTTATAATTAGATAAATCAGAATAACCAATAGGAAAATTTAAAGCGTTATCGTCTTGGAATTCAGGTAATGTTGCAAATGGTAAATAAGGTATTCCCATTGTTCTAGCATCTTCAATAGGTGTTAAGGTATCATGAATTAGAATCTTAGCATATTGCAGTGTATCACCTTGTGTTTTCAAGCAACCGCCCCACTTTAGACCACCTAAAACAGATCCGACTGCTTGTGTGATATTAGCATCATATAAAGAGTCTTGGCCGTCTAATACATGCGATACAGCCCCGAATTCATTCATGGTTACAACTTTAGAACCCGTGTAGTTAGGATTTGCGCCCGAATACATGTATTCACCATTGAATCTATTTAGATTTTCATTGCCAATATTATCGCTTGCATCCGTTGCATAATTCATATTTAACCGCCTTAACTTAGGCTCACCATTGTAGGTAAAACAAACATTTCCTAGTAATCTATTTTTATCGTTTGCCGTTGTAAAGTCTAAGGCATACCCCGTACCCCAAATCAATTCGCCTATTTTATCTTTTCTCTCAAAGTAAATATCATCACCATAAATAAACCAACGCGCATTCCAAAAATCTTTTATCTTAGAAAATAATTGGTCCAAGGTCCATGAAGGCTGATTGTTTGGTATGTAATCCATATTGCCATCCATATCAACGCCTTTTTTAGCGTATGCAGTTAAAAGACAAGCATTATAGTAAGCACTATCTTCATCGTACAAAATTGGGGCTGTTACATCGGTAATAGTTGCACTACAAACATCGCACACGTTGTCAATGTAAGTACGAATATAAGGCGCAGGCCATCCACGGCCACAACCTAACCATTTGTCGGTCAAAAATGTAATAAATCCAATGGTAGGTAATGAAGTACCTAAAAGGCCGTTAATAATTACAAACCCTGAGTTTAAAGTTGCTATTATTGAATTAATCAACACTATGAACAAATCAAAGCTATTAAAAAAAGTAACCATGATTCCAAAGAACCATGTAGGCTTTATGATGTCGCAATATCTAAATCTAGGGTGTATCATCCCCGGACCTGGATAATGTTGGAATTTAATACTTGCATTATTTGCTAGGATTGTTGAACGTATGCAATCTAAAACAACGTCCAAGCCTTCCATTTCAAGTTGTATTCTACATTCACCACCCTCACACCATTTTAAATTCTGGCTTCCGATTTTGAAGTTTTGGACCTCACCGCAAACATCATCCGTAATTCGTATGCAAATCGTATTTGAATAAATGTTAGGTGAATTGATTATGTTAGTGTAGAAGAAATTATAAGCATCTCCATAAATTTCAATTGCACCGCTTTGTGATTTAATAGGGTCGTTATTGGCATCAAGTTGTTTATCAAGTGTAAGTCTACTAACATCTACCCAATTGCTATAATCGGTAAATGTTCCACTGCAATTCAAACTAAATTCAACTTTCATCATCTTCGCAAGAATTTAATTTGTGATTGGCCTAAACTTGTTGCAACCGATTGCCCGAATCCTTCAGCATCAAAAGTATTATTAATATTTACCTCTCTTACTTCTAAAAGTTTTCTAATACTCGACATTTCATTGAGTAATGGATATAAAGTATTGTCGGATTTGATTTTATTATGATCGCTTACAACTGCATCCGTGTCAATTCTATTTCTAGTTAGGTAATAACTACCATCTTCTAATTGTTTCACCATTAATTCACCTCTGTGCAAGCCCTCAAACATATCTCTGTTTTTAGAGGTAAGTTGTTCATTCATTACAAATTCTTTTTTGTGGTATTTGTAAGGTCTGCGACCTATTGCGGTTGAAGTTTCATTTGGGTTCCCTTCGCCCGTGTAACCACCTTCTTTAAATCCACTTTCGGCATTAATTGAACGAATTGAACCAATAACCGCCCCAATTCCCGCAAGTATCGCAATTACATTGGCTGCTATTAATACAGGGTTTTTAGAGTTTGCAATAGTAGCAATTGCCCCGCTAATCGCTAGGGCTTGATTTGCTGTTATTACCGCTGCATCAATTACCCTTTGAGCGCGTTCGTAGTTTTGACGTTTCTTTAATAATTCATCAAGTCTATCCTGCTCCACTTTTAAAGATACAGCACTATTCTTTTCAGCAGCCGAAACACGCTTTTCTTGTAATGCAATTAAACGATCTGTTTTATTTTGCTCAATATCGATTTGATTTTGTGCTTCGCGTGCTAAATTAATGGTGTTCGAGTAAAGTAACTCCTTGTCTTTTCGGGCTTGTTCATCCTTTTCATCACGCTCCTTTTTTCTTTGTTCTTGCCTATCTACCTCTCTTTGACTTTCGGCTCTAGTAAATTCAGGTGAATTTTCAATTTTAGTTATCGCTTGTACAATTTCTTCGGCTGCCTTTTCTGGTTTTTCAGTTAGACTTACACCGCCAACATTAATATCAGCATTGATTTTAATTTTGTTTTCGGGCTTGTCTAATATTTTTTGGGTCGTTTTGACTTGCTTTTTTACTACTTTTTCAGTTTCGGCTTCATCATCTCGGCCTGCGTTTGCATTTAGTGGGTCTTGGCCAAGACTTGTAACTCCTGCAAATCGTTGCATTGCCAATAACTTACCCTTACGTTCAATAAGTTCAACATTCGCTTTCTCATTTCGTAGTTCTGCAGCTCTTGTATCTTTTATACTTTTGTGTTGCTCAATAATTTGATTATTGCCTGCAATGATTCTATTAATAAAATCTACCTCACTTTGCGCCCTATCAATACTTCTCTGTAATTGTTCTTTGTCTAACTTTTCACCCTTAATTTTAAGGATATTGTAAAAACTTTCGGCTTTCTTTTCAATCGCATCGTTTACCCTATCTTCATCTGAGGATAGGACATCATTTACCAAATTGACTAATCCTAGCTTAATTTTAGTCAACCCCTTTTGAAGTCTTAAAGTACGTTTACCTAGCTCCTCTTCTAAATTTGCAAGTTCTTGTCTAAGTTGTTGTGATTGTCCTTGAGCCGTTTGTAAAGCCGTATCAACCGAACCAGCTAACAATGTAGCAAAATCACCTGTTATCTCATTTACTCGGCTTGTTTGATCTCCAAGGCCTTTCATGTCTAAGCCTAATCGCTTCAATTCGGGCGAAGTCTTACCGATAATAGAATTGACTAACATTTCTGATGCTGTTGTAACATCTGTTCCAAGTTTCGCAGCTAATTCAATTGCAATAGGTATAAGTTTTTGCAGTTCCTCTTGTGAAATACGTGTACTTTCAATAAATTTAGCTTGCCCTTTTAAAATATCGTCATTATCAAATAGGTTTTTATACTTCTTTGCTAATACATCGGCATCATTGACAAGTATATCAAATAACCCCTCTTGACCTATATTTGTTAAAGTTTGTTTGAACTGCAATAGGCCTTGTTCTGCTTCGCTTGCCTCTCTAACCGTTGCATTATATAAATCAGTGATTCCACCCGCTAATTCAGCTATGCCAAACGCCCCCGCACCCAAACCAACTAAACCAAGTAAATTACTACCAATACCGCCCATTTTATTTCCGAATGTAGCGGTACTTTGTGTTAAAGATTCTAGTTGACTTTCTACTTGATGAAGATTTCTAAGTAAGCCTTGAACTACTTTTGGGTCATTGTTTGCCCTTAACGCTTCATGAAGTTTCTTTTGTTGGGCTGTTAAATCTTTGACTGCATTTTGTTGGGCTAAATATTGTTGCCTAGTGGCTTGCAGTTCTTTATTATAGGCTTCAACTTTTTTAGGGTCGTTTGTTTTGACCATTTGTTTTTCAAGCCGTTCGCCTTTAATACGTAATTCTTCAAGCATTTTATCTTGAACGCTTGTAGCTTTATTTAAACCTTGTAATTCCTTTTCGTTGGTGTCCCAACTTACACGGGCAATTACGTCATACATATTAGGCATGGCAATGAATTTAATTACAATCTACAAAAGACATCGGGTGTGAACTTGCGTTATTAATTTCGTTTTCAATGTCTTGCGCTGATTTGGTCGTTTGCATTACCTGAGTATAAACACAAATAGTGTCATACTTATTCAAAATAGTGTTTGGCTCTATCTTGTAAGTATTGCAAGTAACATTTGCGGACCGCGTTTTCTTTGCTTTTTGGCAAGAAAATAAGCCAGCTAACAGCAACATAATTGAAACAAAGGTTAAGATTTTCATGAGGAATAAAATTTTATTTCCCAAAATTAGCATTTTTTCTCGTCTTTTCAATTGCTTCTTGCTTTTTTGTGTAAATTCTGTTCGCATAGATTAACTGATAAATAGATTCAAGGCTCCAAGTGCTTAATTCTTTAATCCTCAAAGGGTCGCGATCGGATAAGCTAAATAGCATATAATTGCACTCCTCAATGGATTTTTGTACTAATTTATCTACATCTAGTTCTTTGTTTGGCTCAATCTTTCGTTTAGAGCTACCCAAACGCTTAGTATATCTTTCTCCGATATATCCTTCAATCCGTTTGTGATTTTGAAGGCTAGTAAGGTAAAAAAATCTAATTCGCCTGCATCCCTCCAAATGCGCTTTTTCTTTGCCTGCCATTCGGGATCAAGTTCTGCAGGTTCATCATCCATGAGAATATAAACACAAGCCAATTCCTCATAAAATGTTTTTTCGGCTATCATACCTATTCGGGCATCGATATTATTTACCGCAATAAGCAAATTATTCTTTAAATCAGTTGGACTCATTTTACCATCTAAAATAATGGTTTTCATTTCGGACATGATAGTTTTTAGGAATGACTCGGATAAACCCATTCGAATATACATCATGTCGGTTTCAGCCTTGACAAACCTTGTATAGAGTATTTGGTCTGCTAATCGAATGTCGTAAAATTTGTGTTTACCAATTACTTTTATTGGTTCTTGTGTTTTTTTTGGTGGTGTTGGGGTCATGTTATTTTATTTTACGCAAATATAAGCCCAATTTTTATAATTGTCTTTTTAAGTAAGTATTAAAATAAGTGGTAAGCAAATATATAAAACAATCGGTCAAGTGCATTCCGAATTCAGTATCACCAGACGTTTTGTAAAGTTTATCTTCATTCTCAATAGTTGTGGCCATTTCTAAGTCATTAATTAACTCAATCGCTGCTTTTGGTGAAATATTTATATTCGGATGGTGTTGTAGTACCGAATTACAAAAGATTCTAATTTCCTGCCATGCGTCACGTCTATTCCAATTCAACATAGGCTTATCCATTTGATTAAGGCCAATATTTAATGATTGCCTAATAATTGAGTGCATGGTCGTAGTTACTGAGTCATAACCAACTGATCTTGAATTTCCCGCAGGATCAGCCGTCACTTTAAATATTGCCCCTGGAAAATCTCTTTTAATTTGACCGCAAAATTCTTTGATAGTTATGTTTCTGATTTTGTAAGACTTAATGATATTCAAATAAACCCCTGGCTTTAATTGAGCAACTACACAAGTCATAGGGCTAATATTAAAGTCAAACGCCAAATATAGAACATCTGATTTATTCCAAATTATATCTTTGACGGCATAGTGTTTTGTTTCATCTAATGCGTAAAAGAAAGGGCTTTTGTTTTCTTCCGCACCCCAAAAACCATGTACATTGACATTCAATAGGTTTTGCCTTCCTGAATAGTTAAGTGATAATGTTTTTAAGTATTCATCATGATTAATAAATTCATTATCCTTGTACGTTGAATGATGTACTAAAATGTCATTCCCAAATCTAGGGTGAGGCTTGTAAGCATCTTCTTCGCTAAAAAAGAATTTCCTTAGCCAATGTCTTTGACTAATTGGATTAAATGATACTATTAATTGCAATTTCTTTGCGTTTGGCGTTCTTAGTACGGAATTAATCATAGTTACTTGATCTTCAGTACATTTATCTATTTCATCTATCCAAACATGAGTAGCCTCTGAAATCCCCTTTGTGTTTTCTTCATCTGCCAATCCAAACGGCACCAACTTATGACCAGTTATCTTATTTGTGAATATCATTGAACTATTGTAAGCCTCCGAATACTCAAAAATGTCTTTATACTTTGAATTCTTTATATAATTAACAATGTCCTGAAATGTGGTATCTCTTAGCGTTCTTTTTTGATGTCTGCAATAAACTATGTGAATATGCTCATCCAAGCAAGATAAATTAAGTAATTTAAGAATTATCTGATTTGTCTTACTTCCACCCCTTCCACCAAATAAAACCAAATATCTATGATTTGATTCTAATACTGGTATAAAGTGTTTGCTGTATTGATACCTTTCTATTTTTGCTAATCTCATTATTTTTCAATGAAAATACTATCAGCACCTTTATTCGTTTTTAATTCCACATCGTGTTTTTCCGTTGGCCGTCCAAATGCATGCTCATAGACAAATTTAATTAAACTAGGTTCGCCCGAATCAATTAACGATTTTAAGGCCGTTTCCTCGTCTCCAAATTTTGCAATGAGTGCTTTCCTTGCAATTGTGGCAGTTTTAAGTTCTTCCGACCTTCCTTTACGTCCTGAGCCTGTTCTTTTACCTCCTGCTGGCATAATTTTGAAAAAATTTGATTAATCAAACAATTTTAATACTTTACAAAGTTACTCTTTTTATTTAAAATGCTAGTTTAGTGCTTTAATTGTTAAGATTTGTAGGTTTCATAATTTCTTATTTTATTGCCAATGGCTATGGTTGGTTTTTATGTTGTTTTTGCATTTCTTCGATTACGGCTTCAGCACCACGCTTAAATCCTTCCTTGTCTGCTCTATTTCTTGCAGTGTAGAGAACTAAATTTATACCGATTACCACCATTAGCCACCCTAAACCATATGCAATGCTTTCAAACTTAATTGAAAATGGCTTTAATGTTACTTTCATTTCGGATGACAAAATGAAGATTACAGCTAAAGTGCTGATTACTATTATTGTTGCTTTCATATCTCCAATGGTCGTTAAGTGACCTTACTTTTTGTTATTTGTTCTACTTACTTTTTAATTCCTTAATTCTAAATCCGTAACGAGTGCCTGAGCAGTCGAAAAGCATAGTACTATTTTTTTCATAGCCCGCCCATGTTGGATAGTCAACAATTGAGTGGTTTGCCACTTCGACTGCTTGATATATAAAATTCGATGTGTAGCACCCCAAATAAGCCACATCCTTTGTGTTATTGTTTTGTATCATTTCTTTGTTTTTTCAATTAGTTATAAAATATATTGCGCAATAGTATGGCGTATATAAGTGAGTTAGGCGAAAATGCAACGAGCATCATCGGCAATTGAAACTTCTTTTTTGATATGGCTAAAAATGTGAGCGATTACGTCCACAGTCCAGCCATCACCCAAAAGGCAAGCTGCATCATTTCTTTTTAAAATGCTTGTATATCCTTCCGGTACTGTTTGCAATTTCTCTAATTCTGTTTGAGTAAAATATCTCAAATCACCATCTTGAAATACAAAATATTGGTTATTTCTTAATAGGCAATTTGATTTATCTTTCATTAAACGACCTCTTCGAGTTTCACTCGTTGGATAGCTTAAATCTACGGCTTCATTATTGCCAATATCTACAAAGCCTATTTTAGTGGCTTCTTTTACCCTTAAAAATGTTTCTTTGTCTTTTGTAATCAATGTAGTGAATCCACTATTAAAAAACCTATGAGCCATTTTGTGTTGCTGCTTTAATGGTCGGCTTTCGCTTTCAAGAATACATCTACTTTTTGGCATTTCAGTATATCCACTTTCAAGTATATCCTGGAGTTTGATTTTTTTGTTTTTTGGTTGTGGAATTTTACAATATCTGAAACCAAACAAATCAAATTCTTCTGGACCTATATTTGTCCAATAAAATCTATTTCGCATTTGTGCTGAAACCAATTCACTATTTATGTTTACAGGGTACGTTCCTAAATATTGACTTATTAATTCCATATCCTTATCAGTCATAGCCACGTTTTCAAGTAAATAGTATTTTGGTTTACATTCTTTAAGTAATCTCAAATATTCAAAAAACAAACCACTTTTTACACCTTCAAGCCCTTTACGTTCTTTATTAGCAAGGCTAAAATCTTGGCAAGGGCTACCACCTATTAAAATATCAATTTTAGGCAAATCACTTGCTTTTACATCTACTACGCTACCTAATTGAATTGTATTTGGAAAGTTATGTTGAGTAACTTTTATAGCGTGTTGCTTTATTTCACTTGCAAAATATTGTTTTACCTTTATTCCTGCCCGTTTCAAAGCCAATTGACCACACGACATACCATCGAATAAGGAAAGTACCGTAAAAGCATCTTCGCCTAACACGTGTTTGCCAAAAGGCGGGCTGACGTGCAAACCCTGAACATTAGTATTTCTATTTGACATAAGTAAGTAATTGAACATTTGTAATTCTAAACCCGCCCTTCGGCAAGCACCATCCGTTAGCAGTAATGCCAGCCGACCCACAAGCCGACTGACATACTACCATTATTTTAGTATCTAAGATTAACCTTTTCACGTCTGCGATAATTGTAAATTTCCTCTATTAAAGAAACATATTGATTTACATCATTACATACTTGTAAGGCTGTTGGTTGTGTTTTTAGCTTCTGTAAAAATTCAGTAAACTCAAATTGTGGTTTTTTAAATAAACGAACCATTGCAAATACAAACCACCTCATTTTGTATTGTGGGAAATAAGCACCGCATAAATGAAGTTTATCCATTGTGGTTTCAGCTTCTTTTAAGTTTTTTATTTTAAATTGTCCAGAATTAAAAGTTTTAACCATATCGCCACTATCTGCACCTGATAATAAATACATTGCTATTTGTGTATTAATTTCGTGTTTATCTATAAACTTTTTAAACTCTACATATTGATAATACCCCAAATTACAATACCCTTCCAAATAATCGGCAGTTGTCCAATTCTTAGAATTTTGGTTTAAAATGTGAACTTCATTTAATCCATACCCTTTACAAACCACATAGCTTAAAGGTAATTTCAATTCTTGAATAACATCAAATCTGTGTTGACCATCAATGATTTCATATTTTTCATTTACGATAATAACTGTAAATAAATAAGTTTCTGCCATTGATTTTTTTAGCCTATTAATGTGTAATAGGTTTTTGTTTCTGTTGCCTTCTATTGGTTTAAATAGAAAGTAATCTGTTGTTGTGTGAACTTGGTTACTGTGCTTCACCATTGGTTCGTTTTTTAAATTACTCATTTGTTTTTATTGGGTTTTATAACTCCGCCCAGAAGTTTTATTTTAATTCGAGAAAGTCACTACTGCTAACATTGCATTGGCAAAAGCAGGGCTGACGTACTAATTTTGAACATTTGTAATCCTATTGAGCATTGGTAAGTAATTGAACAGAAGTACTGCTATTCCCTGCCTTCGCCAATGCTTTGACGTTAGGTGCAATGCCAGCGGACACCCTAAAACATTCGGAGTTGGCTGACAAAATCTTTAAAACGCTTTTCTTGTTTCTCATAATATTCTTGGTCAATTTCAAATCCTACAAAGTTGAACCCGCCTTTATACGCTGCAATCCTACTGCTTCCACTTCCTAAATGGGTATCTAAAATCAAATCATTTGGCTTTGCGTAATTTTGTAAAATCCAATCGTAAATATTTATATGCTTTTGGCAAGGATGTATTTTGCCTTTAAATGTATAATCAACTTTCAATTTGCCGTCAAATCCATTCATATTCCCAATATCTGAAAACCGTATCATTTTACATTTGCCATCAAAAGAAGTCCACGCCAATTCAAATTCATCAAACTCTCGTTTCCCTAAATATCCAGCTTTTATAACTGATTTGTCCCAGCATATCCATTGGCGTTTTATTGGCAAATTAAAGTAGTTTCCACCCCACACAATTTGATTTTTAGACACTCTAAATAACTGCTCCCAATATTCGTCTGTTGGTCTTTCTTTGTCCCATTCAGCTATTTCAATCCCATAAGGCGGATCAACAATCGCCAAATCAAAATGGTTATCAGAAAAGCGTTTTAAACCCTCTACACAATCCTCATTATACACCACAGAAGGCACTGCACCTAACACGGTATTGGCAAAATTGCCGTTCTGTTTTTCAATTAAACTTTCGTCCATAATTTCAACTTTTGTTTTTCAATTTAGATTTCGGTTCGGCAACTTCGCCAATACCCATACGATATTGTATTTTGATTTTGATTAACAATACACAATTTACGCCACAAATACCATTTTGTTTCACTCATTCACATTTTTTGCCTCCTTATCGAAGGACAAGAAAACGTCTAAGGCTATTGGTAAGTCGTTACCGTTTTCTTTTGGTGCGTTGCTCATAGAAGTAAGTTCTGACATTATCCGCAGGTCTGTTGCCGTTCCTTTGCTATTGGATAATTTCAAAAGGTGCAACGCATGGACAACAACAGAATAAGGCATATTCGGATTCTTTGCAAATTCCATCAACTCCTCACGTGTCAATGAGCTCAACTTTTCAATAAGTTCCCTTATTTGCTTCAATGGCGGCTTTGCTCCTGAAAATGCTTTGAACTCTTCACAATACATTTCCTCAAAAGCAAACTTTCTTATCCCACCTTTTGGGTTTCCACTTTGGTTCTTTTTCCATCTATATTTTTCACCCGCTTTTGATATATCTGGATTGCCGCCTGCTCTAGCCATATTTAACCTGCATTTAACTTGCTAATTAATTATAATATTATAACTTATTTATATTTAGTATTTATGTCTATTAATCATACATTAATGCAAATGTATGCTTTTTTTTGAAAAATTAGTATATTTGCATTATGAAAAATAACATTATAAAATCGGAATTATACGAATGGCGCAAAATTAAAGACTTGCAACCAAAAGGATTTAAAACATCTTTGCGAGATGACGTATTAAAGAAAACATTTGAAAAGCACGGTATAAGTCATTCTTTCTCTGTTTGGCAGGATAAAAACGGCGATGTTTATTGTATTGACGGACACCAAAGAAAACGAGTTTTAGAAGAGCTATCGAACGAAGGCATAGAAATTCCAGAACTACTAATGTGCGAGTTTATCAAAGCGGAAAATAAAAAGCAAGCATCTGAAATACTTATAGAGGTATTCAACCAAAAGCACTCCGAAATGGACTTTTTCGAGTTTGAAAAATTTGTAGATGATTTTAATTTGGATATTGATTTAGAAGTTGATGATTTGTTGATGTTTCAAGAATCAGAAGATGAAGCGGAGGTATTAGAAGCAGAGGAAGATGATTTTGACGTTCCCGAAGGTGGGATTGAAACTGATATTGTATTAGGAGACTTGTTTGAAATTGGAGAACATAGATTGCTTTGCGGAGATAGTACAAGTATAGATGATGTGGGAAAGTTAATGCAAGGAGTACTACCTGACATAATACACACAGACCCCCCGTATGGTATGAGCGCAGTAAGCAAAAGTGGCGTATTAAAAGAACGATATAAAACAGATATTTTAGGCGATGGGAATGCCGATGTTGCTAAGGATAGTTTTAATTTAATTTACTCAATGTACCCAAATTCAATCCATATTTGGTGGGGGGCAAATTATTATTGTTCTGTATTACCTGATGCTGAATGCTGGCTCGTTTGGGATAAAAACAATGGAGCAAGCGACCAAACAGATTGTGAACTAGCATGGTCAAATATTAGAAGCGCTGTAAGGCAATTTACATTATCTTCTGAAAAGAAAAACCGTGTACATCCGACGCAAAAACCTGTTTCATTAGTGGATTGGTGTATTCAAAAAAATAAAACACAAACTAAAACGATTGCCGACTTTTTTGGAGGCAGCGGAGTTACTATGGTTGCAAGTCACCAATTGCGCATTAATAATTTCACTATGGAATTTGACCCTAAATACTGCCAAGTCATAATAAATAGAATGAAAAAACTAGACCCAACTTTAGTTATAAAAAAGAATGGGAAGGTAATTGATGTCGAATAAATAAAACGGTCGCTTATTTTCAGTTTTTGTTTGTCAATCATATTTTTGCGCCAATCGTAAATACATCTAAAAGAATTATTCATATTGTTGCCCGCCTCTTTGGTTCTTCATTTTTGTATTTTGCGATTGAACATAATTGTGCGAACTATGCAAAAATAACAAAAACTTTTCATACTCCATTTTTTCATAATCTGAAATTTTGGAAATGTCTTGACCCGTTAAGGCTTGCAACATCTCATACCGTTGTATCTCTAGGAATTGAATGTAACTGACATTACCGAACTTTTCCTGTACTACATTTGGGTAAAGCCTATCAAAGTATGTAACATCTATTCCATCGCCGTCCGCAGAAAAGGCAGAAGTAAGAACTTTTGAGGCACTGATAACAAACCCCTCGTAGTGTGTTGAAATTGCGAAAAAAAAAACGCAGCTTCTATTGAGGATTGTAGTATTTTGTTTGCTATCTTTAAAATTGTTCCATCATTCTCTATATGATTCCCATAGAAAAAGCACAACGAAGCGGCAATAGAATAATCTACCCCTTGGCTATTGGTTTTCGCTAATCGTTCAAGTTCCAAAAATATACCTGTTGCCCTATCGACTTTTACCTCCGGCGATACTGCCAGCTTCAAAGTATCGTTCCAAAGTTCTTTGAACCCTGCAAGCATTTGAGCCGACACAATCATAGACTGCGAATTTATAGTCATTATGTTGGACATCGCCACGTTGAAAGAAGGTGTACCGCCAAATCCATAAAATACCAATTTGATTATTGCATTATCAAAGGTTTTGATAACCAACCCGTATATGTTTTGGTAGGGGCTGTAAATTGTAAAGAAAACGTCTTTGTCATACTCGACAAGATTAAACCCGGTGCCGTCATGGATATAAACGGCAAAGTTGCCACCGTCTGAAATTTCGGACGGTAGCAACTGTATCATTTTTTCTTTTTGCTCGTTAGTCATTTTGTGCGCCCTCCTCCTGTTCGGTTTGTTCGGTTTGTTCCTTTTTGGCTTTTAACTCCGCTTCTTTTTCTCGGAAGTGATTCAATGCGCCCGAACAAGCATTTGCAAGGGAAGCCAATAAAGACGTATCGGAGTTTGATTTTAAAATCGCTTCCAAAACTGACGTGTCAAAAGTACTCCGTTGGATTCGGGCATACTCTTTGCCGTCCTTTTTAATTTTTGACATTGTGACAACTAGAAAAAAACCATTTTCATCTCTAAAACGCTGTTCAAGAAATTCAATTACCTGCCTATTTGACATATTACGAACATCGTAAGTGCTTTGGCTTTTTTTAGCCATTGCCAACTTTGCCAACCCCTCAAAAATTGAATTGTAACTGCCGTCTTTTACGGTTATCCCGTAGGGTGACATTACCCTGTTTAAGTTTGTGACAACCTCATTGCCGGCTGTCATTTCCACTTCCTGTTTTTTCTTTGCTTTCGCCATTTTGTTTTGGTTTGAGTGATTTGTTTATATTTTCAATTTCTTCAAGTGCATTTTTTACGCCAAAAAGCAATTCTGCAATTTCGCCGTCTCGGAGCTTATCCATCGGCTCGCCTTTTACGGTTGCTTTTTGATTGTACATTATCGCGATAATCAACTCGGCTGTTATTTCCATTGCTTTGATTTATCATAAATTGCGGTTACCGCTTCTATTTCCGTGTCGTAAATTCCGATGTACTCTTCTTTTATGTATGCTTTGTGTCTGAAAATTTCCTGCTCTAGTGTAACTTGTTCGGACGTTGGGTAAATATTTGCTTTCCTTATATCTTTTGACTTAATTTTCAATATCCTGCCGGAATGAATTTCGCTACCGTTGAAAAATACATTACCGAAACGAATTACATACTCAAACGGTTTTGATTTTCTAATCCATAAGTAATTGACTATGTGATAGAGCGCAAAGCAAGACACCCACCCCACTAATAAAACAAGGAACACAATTATTTCTGTTTTCATTTTTTCTTTTCGTTTATGATGATTTGTAATTTGCCCGTATCGTCGGAACACTCGACCGAAAAACCGTTTTCAATTAGCCATAAACCGTTGGCTAAAACTGTTTCCGCTTGTTTTCTGACTTTTATAGGTTCTTTGCCCGTTGCAGCATAATCATAGAACCGTTTAAGGTAAGTATGCACCCCCTGCTTACGTGCTGCAATTTGTAACCGTCCTTTTTCGCTTTCTCGGTAAGAGTTTAGCATTTTTTCAACGCTACCGTTCACCGTGACACCACCCATGTTTTTGTAAACATAGTTTTTGAATAACTCCAACCTATCGCTGTTTTGTTGTTGCACAATAGGCTTAGGTTTTAAATCAAACTCAAAAACATTGCTTTCAGTTGGTTCTGTTTTAACTGTTTCAACTTTTGGATGTACAACTTCTACTGTTTTATCATGTTCCAAAACAGCAGGAGCAGTGAAAACAATCTTTTCCATGTTTGCTTTTTTGGGCTTTGAACTGTTGGGTATCGCAACACCATCAATGTCTTTTACATCAACACCCCAAGCATTGTTTATATCTATCATTATGTTTTTGCCCCAATTTAGCGTAGTTCTGCGAAATGTAGTCCAAAATATAACCCAAAAATGGTAATGTTCCGGCTTTTTTTGCTCTCGAATAATTTTGATTCCGCATTTTTCCATATACTCCGCCTTTTTGTAAACGAAAACAACCGATGCGCTAACCAAAACGACCGAAACAATAAAGAATGACCACCATGCTATATTGTTTGCGCTGTTTTCAATTGTTTCATTTGTTCCATTTTCTGTTTCCGCCGCCGATGTTGCGGCATCCTTAGCGTCTAAAATCACTTGAACTGCTTTATTTTTCTGCTCTTCGATGTCTTTCGCCTTAGCATCAAATTTCGCTTTGTTTTTATCTAAAACCTTCTGTCTTTGGCTTAAAACATACGCTTTTTCTACTTCTGTTTTTGCTGTTTTAGCCTTTGCATCAAACTTGTTTTCAATATTTGAAACTGTTTTTTCGTAGTCGGAACGCTCCGATTCTAACGACTTTATCCAAAACGATTTTTCACTTTCAATTTTTGCATCGTAGGAGGAGTTTATATCGACCATTGAATGACGCTCGGTAGCGTTTACAGCCTTTGACATTAAGTAACTACTGCCAAATGTAAGGCATAAAGCAATTAAAGCCGAAACAATGCCCGCAAATAATGAAAAGCGGATTTCAGCCATTTGAAAACTGTCTGCTGTATCGTCATTTTTCAACCTTGAGTATGTAGAAAAAGCCCCACGAATAACTGATTGTACCGTGTACGCCAACGCAATAGCGACTACCGAAGCAGCGGCAACGGCAATTATTCCATACTTCCCAACGTGAGAGTAAAACAGTATCAACATAATGATACTGCTATTTATTCCCTCCACAACTTGCGTTATGTTTGCTCCGGCAGAAACAAACCCAAGATTTACACCGTACTTTTGCCTTGCCTCAACGTGTCTAGGCTCTTGACTAAATATTGTCTTTTTCATCTTTCAGATATTTTAAAACTTCGTTGAATTGCTTTTTTGTTGCTATCCCGTCCATCGACTTATGAAGCAGGTCAGACAACTGTACAAAAAACTTTTGATGCTTTGCCTTGAATTGCGGCGAAACTCGCATTGATAGCGATTCCGTTCTACGCTCTTTGCCTTTTTGCGCAATTGGTACGACCTCGCCACCTACGCTTTTGAATAGGATTTTCCCGCTTTTATTTTTATTTTCCGGCATCTTGTATGCTTTTTAAAAACCCTTCATAAAAAGAGTCTGTTTGTGAATTTGCGTTTGTTTCTTTGGCATCAATTTTATTTACATTGCTTACCCACTCTATCCTAACATCTAACCACGCCTTTTCGTAAGCCAATAAAATAGCGTCCTCTACGTATGCTGTTGGTTTGCCTCGAAAACGATTTAATTTTGTCACGTATGCGTAAACAGAACGAGCGCAACTTTTCTGTTTTTCAATTCTTTTCGAGTGCCACATTTTCAAGTGCTTTGAAAGAATTTCCGTTTGCTCTATTTTTGCCCGGCTGCATATCTCGGCAATTACATCATTAGTGAACTCATCAATACTAAGCTCATGCTCATCATTGATGACACCATCAATTAACAGTTGAGTTGTTGCTTTTTTCTTCGCCATTTGATAAAAAGAGTTTGGTTAAAAATATTTTGTAGTGACGCATAAATTTGCCGAAAATATCTGAATTTTTGTCGATTTTGACATTTACGCCGTTTTCGGTTTCGGAAATATAAACAGCCCTGTTGAGTGATGCAATTATTTTCCTACCTTCTGAAAATTCACGTTTCAAGATTAAATTTTCGGCTTCTTTCCTTATTTCCTTAATCGCATAAGTCGAAGCATCTGATTTATTTTCAATTTCTAAAGCGGTATCTTTGATGTAATCTTTGTAGATTTTTTCAATTTGAAAGAATAGGAGCGTATCAAACGAGCCGATGGAACTAAGGTCTATTTTTTCATTTTCCTGCTCCGCTTCTTTCAAAAGCAACATTTCATTTTTGATGTTATCCTTTGCCCTTTCAAATGCTAGTTTAACGATACCACGACCGATACGGTAATCTTCAACTATGTTTATGAAGAAAATAACTGTATATGAAACAAACTCCTTTTTCTTTCCGGCTACTTCTTTGGGGTTAAACAGTAAATACCTTTCAATCTCAAACGGTAGGATAGTGTTGTATTTTGGTTGGCTTATTATGGCGGCGGCTGCCATAGAGTAAACCTCCGGCGGCGTGTTTGATTCTGTCGAATTATCAGTACTAAAAAATAACTTCAATTTCTTGAAAACTGAAATCCACTCGTCTAGTTGTTGCTTTGTTGATAAGTCACCCCATGGACACCCGTACACATACTCATTTTGTCCTTCGGCTCTATTTTTTACCGAATCGGAATAAATAGCAATGTCCGACTTTGTGACCGCCGTTTCGGTTATGGGCGAACGGGTGTTCGCAACGCTTAACACCTGCTCCAAAAAATACGTTTTTCTTAAAAGTGAGATTTCCATTTTATAAACTTTGCGGGGTTATGTATTTGTAAAACAACTCAAAAGCATCGTCATTTTCCATTTTTTCAGATATTTTTTGCATCATTTCTGCATAAAGTTCAAGTGGAGCAATGAAGAAGTCGATAAATTCTTCGCCTTTTTTTACTACCACTTTTTGCGCTATTGGAAAATAAATCTGTTTGTCGTTTAGTGATGCCCCAAACTTAGAATTATAAGCGTCAATCATTGCGTCTTGAAAAGGTTTTACCGCATTGTCGGCATCGGAAGCGGCATTTGAAAACCCGAATACGAAACCCGCAAAATACTTTTTAGAGTACTCCAATCTTGACAATTTAGGTAAAACCTTAAATCTTACCTCATCTTTGTAAGACTTACCCCTATCGCTTATCGTTATCAATACTTTTCCGCTCCTAATCACTGTCGTGAAATAGGCATTAATAGATAGGGGTTTTATGTCAATTTTGCCTTTTATCATTTCAAAACGGCAAATCGTCATCAACTCCTTGTTGCTCAATAGGTGCTTGCGGTTTCGGCTGTACGGCTCTTTGCGCTTGCTGTTTCGGAGCGTCACCAACTCCGACAAAATCTATTTTCCAACCAATTACGTTGGTGAAATTTTTATTTGTCGGCTCGTGAAATCTACCTTTTACATCGAAAGAAATTTCTACTTCTTGACCAACCTCGAAATTTTGAACTTGGTCGGAATATTGATTTTGAAATTGAAAGCCGGGTGTGCTTGTGTAAGCCCCGCTTTGAACTTCCAATATTACCTCTACGTAAGACAACTTTTCGCTTATCTTGACTGGTGGTGCAATTTGAATGATTTTACCTTTTATTTTGTAGGACATAAAAAAACATTGATTAGATGAAAAAAAAGTGACGGCAAACAACCTGCGAATATGACAAATAACACAAATCACCGCCGCCACTCATTTAATTATACGTTTCCGCTTTTCGTTTGTTTCACTTTTGTACCTTATTTTTTTTGAAAACGTGAATAATTGCGCCAAAGCAAGCAAACGAAACGATTGCGAACGGGATAAAATACGCTAGGAATTTAAGGATTATCATTTTTTAT